GCGATCAGCGTGCGCTTTAACGTCACAAACCCGCGCACCGCTTCTTTCCTGAATGATTATAAGTTTAATAAGATCAGGGAAATCAGCTTAGACGTTCAAGAAACCATACGGCAAATTGCCGCCGATGGCATCCTTTCAGGTTCCAACCCCATTGAGACGGCCAGAAATATCCGGTCAAGCATTGGCTTAACGGAATCACAAGAGCGAGCCGTGCGGAACTATAGGCGCTCTTTAGAGCAGCTGGACACCGATGCCCTTGTAAGGCGGTTACGCGATAAGCGATACGACCCCACCGTTGCGCGGGCAATCAAAGAGGGGAAAAAGTTAACGCAAGAACGCATCGATGCTATGGTGCAGCGCTATCGGGAAAAGTACCTAAAATACCGCGCCGAGGTCATAGCAAAAACGGAAAGCATCCGCGCCATTCAGGCCGGGCAGCAGCTCATATGGCAGCAAATGGTTGATGAAGGCGATGTTTCAGAAAAGAAAATCAGGCGCAAGTGGATAACCTCAGGCGATTTAAAGGTGCGCAATTCTCACTTTCAAATTCCCTTAATTAACAAAGACGGCGTTGCTCTTAACGAGCCTTTTAAGTCCCCGCTAGGCGATATAATGTTCCCCGGCGATCCGTCTGCTAGGGCTGCAAATACAATTAACTGTAGATGCACAATTGTCACACGTTTAGAAACCGAATAAAAAGTTAAACTTAGTGTTTGACAGTGTTAAAAATTGGTGTAGGTTGCTCATATCAACAGCGGGCAACCGCACCGCGCCTCAGGTTTTCGGGGCTGGATTAAGACAATGAAAATAGTACTCAGCTTTACAAGAGTTTTTACTCGCGGCAATCTTTGTGGATTAGAGCATTTAAGCAAGCTAAATTTTGAATCAGAAGAGCGTGCAATCGATTGGCTTGAGCGTGTTTCAAAAAATTGCTGTGATTATAAGATCAAATCTTGGAATATTTCAAATGCCTAACCACCCAAACAGAGGCCGCCGCACAGCGGCCTCAAACCCCTTGCCCTTTGAAATTGAAGCATCAAGGATGCGTGTTGGTCTTAAAATGGCCGAGGCTGCTGCCCTTGTTTACGCGAGCGGCTTGGCCTGGGAGTATTGGGAGAGCGGAAAAGCAAGAATGCACCCGGCTTTTTGGGAGCTTTGGCTTTTAAAATCGGCAAACTTAAAGCCGCAACCGTCAATCATGGATAGGATTAAATAACATGAGCACAATATTCCCTGAATACTTTGAAAAAATCGATCAGCAAAGAAAGATACACGAAGAATGGATTAAAAATTCAGGAGCTGAATCAGATTTAAGAGAGCAAACGCTCAATAATTGGCTTCAAAGATACGCGATAAGGTCAACGGTTCATCTTTATGCGCTTTGGCTCATAGGATATAAAGCTAAGGGCGGCAAGCCAACACACTATTATGATCGCTGCATGAATGACGACAATCTTTATGTTTTAACTTTAAGCCCCGTAACTCCATTGCCGCCTGGCTTTGGCGCTTCCTCTATAGGGCTTTTAGTTCCCGTTCAACATTCCCTGCCTGGCCGCGAGGTCAAAAGAACAGACCACAACAACATTTACTTTTTTGATACGTTCGAGCGCCCCGGCTGGGTCCCTGTTTTTTCCAATACATAAAGAGCTAATCCAATGAAAAAAGCTGTAACCATAAAATATAATAACCGCGATGCTGAAACCGTTAAGGCTATGCGCACCATATGCAAGGACTTTGCCGGGGCTAAGCTACAAGCAACGCCGTTAAAGGAATCTGGCCGCTTTGATGTTTATGTGTACTTAGATGCGCCAGATATCCCTTTTGGATTAAAGGCGCGTGCTGCTCTTGTTTCCGCTTTAAAGCCATATGCTGATTAATTAAAAAAAGAAAGATTGTGTAAAAATGAAAAATCAAAAGCCACCAAATAAGATTTATAGCGCCTTGCTTAATGCAATTGCTTTTGCGTTGGTCTTTTATGGCGCAGCCTATGTGCTGTTTAGAGCCTTTTAAAAGAGGGAAAACTTATGAGTAGAGTTGAATTTGAGGTGATATTCTTTTCGCTTTTAACACTTGCCGATGCGTTTGTAGCTGGCTGCATGTTTAAGGACGGGGAGAATATACACGCGGTTGTTTTGCTTGGAGCAAGCATCATAACAATGTTAACGGCACTTAGTGAGGCAAGAAAGCTATGATGGGAACCCTTCCCCGCGACCAATGCCGGAATTGCTTTGGTGCTTTGCCCGATTGTTGGTGTAGGACACAAAGAAGAGAAAGAAAAACAATGAATCAAGAACCTGAAGCTACATTCCTTGCACCTGATTGGCCGCTGATCGAAACCGCGCCAAAAGATGGGACGAAAATATGCGTGTTTGAGTATGCAGAGCCGTCACCTTGGTGCAAGCATCGCTACCCTAACGGCATCCCGACTTGCGATGTTGTTTGGTGGGATCCTAGCTGCAGCCCCCCATCTTGGACGGACGGCAGCCAAAGTGAGCCTTATAGAAACCCTACTCACTGGATGCCTCTGCCAGCAGCAACAAACGCAGCGGATGGAGAGTGAGTTATGATCAAAAACCTTAAACCGTTTTGTCTTGTTAAAAAAGACGCGCTAGCCGTAATCCTGCGCAATTTAAAGATACCGTTATCGAGCGGCGACACGCAAGGCATGGAGTTTGTACTATATGAAAGCTGTGTAAGTGAACTTAAAAAAGCTCTCTCCCAAGACCTCAGCAGCATGCGCCTAATAAGCCGATATGAATACGCCATTGGCGAGCAGGAATGCTTAGAAAAAAGCGCCAAGGAGATCAATATCTACAAGGCAACAATTGAGATTTACAAAGACATATGCCGATCGGTGGGCATAGCAATTCCACCAGACGCCGCTTTTGAAACTGAGGAGAAATAGCATGTCGCCTGATCATTTGAATAATTGCATTCTTAACTTGGAATACGCTTTTAAGGGGCTTTCAGAGCCAGTGCAATATGGTGCTGAATTGTGCGATCCCCGTGAATTGCAATGCCGTGTAAAAATACTGCGTGAAGATGCGCAGAGCGCCAAGCTTTATATTAACGCCGCTCTTGAACTGCTAAAGAAGCACGAAAAGAAAATATGCGCTGAGATTTTAGCGAAAAAAAAGGGTGAGTGAGATGGCCGGATTAGGCAAAAAACAAAAAGAATGGTTAGAACGTTTCAGTAAATATAAAACTGAGTGGGTTAACTTTAGGCCGCGCCGGGGCATGAAGCCTTGGCGTGTAATGGAAGGATTAATTTCACGCGGACTCATTGAGATTCGCCAGCATCCAGACCCGCTATATAAAGACATTCTGCAATTAAAAGTGTTGAAAGGCGCATAAATCGTGAGCCAAGCAGTAAATTACAAATTTAAGCCGCTAGATGCAGTGCAGATAGTCGCTTACGGGTTAGATTACAGGGGGCGCGTGCAAGAATGCATTACGTCTGCTAGCGGCACATCCTATTGCGTTGAGTACGCGGCGGACGGAAAAATAGAACAGCGCAGATTTTATGAAGATGAATTGGAGACCCCGCAATATGTACCCTATTAACACTATCCTAACCTTCACGAGCCTGACCCACGCCTCTGCTGCTGCGGATTTGTTTGGCAAGAAATCCATTCAAACGTGGGCGCAAGTATCGGGTGATAACGAGCACAGATGGCGCAATGGATTTTTCACAGAAGATGTTTTTTGTATGCCAATTGAAAAATGGCGCATCATCCTCGACACGCCGGAGAAGGTAAGGTGGTTCGAGCCGCAGGCGCTGGATAAAATAGAGGCATTTGTGTGGAGCAATGACGCATTGATATGCGTATCAGGGATTTTTATACGGGGTGCGCCAGAACAAGATCATTTTGATTTAGTTAGCGGCGGTAAATTTTTTACTAGCAAAAGGCTGCATCGAATAACCGAGCGCGATGATAAACCTTTTCCGAAGCCGCAGGATTTTAAATATGGGGGCGAGGCATGAGACGAGACTTCCCCGAACATGAAGGCGATTATATATGCGTTATCATTGGCCTGATATGCTTAATGATTACTATTTCTGTTGTTGTTACGCAATTACGACTTGCGATAACTGGCGAGGAGTGTAAACAGGAGGTTAAACAGCCGGTGGAGGGCTTGTGATTGAATCTTTAAAGCCGGGCGATGTCTATCAAGAGATGCTGGCGCATTTTCTTATTGTCCTAGATGTAAATGAAAAATGCGTTTTATGTTACGAAAGTCACAGAACAAAACCCTTGATTGTTTCGCATAAAGGCTTTGAGAGGCATATAAAATATAAACGTTTTAGCCACAACTTTCATACGCAAGAACATACCGATAAAATCAGAAGCGCGGTATATAATAGCTTACTGCCTTTCGCGGGAAATCAGCATAAAATCTTTAAAAGAAAAAGCGCACAGTTAGAGGCGCGGATCACTAAAAACAAATAAAAAATGGAGTTATTATGGATGACAGAAAAAGACTTTCAATTTTTGAAAGCCTGATAAAATACTACGATACCTCTGCTCTGGGATCCGCGCTTAAGATGCCGATTGTTACCACAAAGCGCGATGCAATTCTCTCTGTTGCTAAACGCTGGCAAAATCAATATGCGAATAGCTATAAAGAAATGCCAGATAAAAAAGAAACTTACGAAAAATTAAAAGCTCTCAACCTTAAATCGTGCAGTGAAAAAGACGTTGCCGAAATAATCGGTAATGATAGCTGGTGCAAGTTAACTTGTGATCAGTGCAAAAGATGCGTTGAATCCGTTGTAGAAGTTGGTGCGCCGCGAGAATATGAATCTAGCACCGCAGAGCTTTGTATTGATTGCCTCGATATCGCTAGGGAAAAACTCAAAGCGGCAACAGGTGGGGGCTTTGGCTTATGAGTGATACAGAGTTTGAATCCATCAATGATGCGTATGCGCGTATAGATGAAAATAAGGCTAACAATGAGAAAGACTATATCACCATTAAGCTGTGCCGCGATGATCTATCAGGGGTGCATTACGTTTACCTAAAATTCAGCACCGCCGCCAAGCATGAGCTTGATATACATTTAAAAAGCGATGATGAAACCTATGGCATTCATACAATTGAAGGGACTTTCTTATTTCGCAACAAAGAAGATTTTGACAGCTATGCGGCTGCGCACCCAGAAGCAAAGGGCTTTCACCCCAGCATCAAAGTATTGGCATCGCCCCTCACCGAACGGCGGCCCTTGCCCGGCGCAATCTCACCGATGGGGATTTACGAAAACTACTATATGCCAGATGGCTATAAACGCTTAAAAGATACCTTATGACTATCGGTCAAACCCTCACAGGCCGCCTAGAAAAGGTTTCTGATTCTACATGGGTATTCACTGAGTCACAAGTGGTGAGCTGTCACCCCATTGCGCCGAGAAAGCGTGCCGCAAGGGGTATAACGGCTAAAATTATTGATTTAATTGACCATGCCCCTGGCGCGTACAATTCCCGCTTATTACTACAAGTCCTTCAAGGTCAAGGATACGATGTTGATCTTGCATCTGCTTCCTCTATAGTAAGCAGGCTGGTTAGGGAGGGTGTTTTATACCGGGTTAACAGCAGAATTTATAGCAACAAATAAAAAGGATGGAGCCTTATGAAAGACGATCAACAATTTGACGGTTATGCGCATGTTTCTGAATCAGAGCAGGCAACCTACGAAAGTCACTGGAAGCGAAGCAAGCCTATTACGGCTGGCTTACTGTTTGGTGGGGATTCGTTAATAGGATTGCCGCTTGCTTGGTGGGGTGATTTAAAACCGAATCATGCTTGGCTCAACCGCCCATCTCTTTGGACGCCAACAACCCCGCCTAAAAAGGGGCAAGTTATCCCTCACAGGTCTTGGACAGAGCCTAACTGGTTTCAGCGCCGCATTTTAGGCCGCAAGCCTGAGTTAGTTGAAACTTTTTGGGAGGTTCAATAATGCAAACCGCCGCTTACTTGTGTAAACTTTATTTAGATCACATTAGAAAATGGCCGTACATGCGAAGGATTGCCCCAGGCACAAAGGCCACCATTTTTGGGCATGGTGAGTTTGAAATTGTCAAACAGCATGCTAATGGCGATTGCTTAATGAAAGACGCTAAGGGGCAGCAATTCTACAGCCGCCATATGGCTTACGTATGAATCAGCAAACAGTTATTTTTGACGGGCTTCACCCCAGTGCTGCTGGTGTTCAAGCTATAGCGAATCGCTTTGAGGCTCACATAAGAGCCATAATTGATAGCCTCCCCCAATTCCCCTTTGCCCTAGAAAAAATCCCAGAGGCGCGGCGCATGTTCTGGCTCTACGGCGCGGATAAAAAACTAACGTACATTGAGCGCGGGTTAACTGATCAAGAGGCAAAAGATAAAAATCCCCTACCAGATGAATCCCCCCTTGAAAAATGGCTAGATGAAATCCTGCACAAGCGCCCTGCCCTAGCGGAACCGCGTTGCATGATGATACTTTCTAGATTGTATGAGGAACCGCTATAAAAGCGGCAAAGAGTCCTAAAAAGAGTCCTATAGGACGCTAGGACTGTTTGCAGGACTGTTGCAATATTGTTTCTATCGCGGCTGATTCGCGGTTTTCATGCGAGCCTTAAGACAGTGTTAAACAATATGTTTGATTGTGTCAACATCGTTTAACCAAAAACCTTAGGGAGAATACCATGACTAGAACAAAGCACGCGCTTATGGGGATTATCGTTTACGCCTCAGCATTAATAAGCGCCACACTCAGCGCCAGATACGGTTATATTTCGGCGGGGGAATCAGCGGATATTTTTGAAAAGTATATCATGGGGGCAACGTTCGCCATCTTTGATATAGTGGTGATCCTGCTGGCCAGCGAGTTGACCAGCCGCTTTCTAACTAAGGCCGCCGCTAAAATCCTGTTGATTGTGCTGTTTTGCCTAAGCTGCTTTAGTGGGGCTGCCTACATGTTAGGGCAGCAATCGCAAGACCAAAGCACGCAAACCACGATGCTGAAACGTCAAATCAACATGCTTGATGAAAGCCTAGCCAAGCTCGACCCGTTAGCGCAGCCTAACACTATCCGGGCGCTGCGCCGCGAACGCGGTGTTGCTTATGAGCGGCTGCAATCGATTTACAAAAAGCAGGGCGGGGAGGTCACAAAGGGTAACGCTATGTTTATCTATGGCGGCAATCTTTTAGGCATCACCCCTGAAAGCCTGGCAACAATTATGCGCCTTGTTACGATGTTTTCGCTCAACCTTTGCGGCATCATTCTGGCCGCGCTGCGGGCGCAAAGTGAAGTGACTTATCTTTCTTACAACCGGAATCAGGCCAGCGTTGCCAATGCTGCTAACGATAGCTTTGATGACAATGGGAATAAGATTGAGGCCATCAAAGCCGCGATTCTTTCCTCACAGGTAAAGCCTAGCGTCACCGCCGTTGCTAAAGCCTTTTGCGGCAACAACCGTGCTGAGGCGGATTACTACCTACAAATCTTAGAGGAAAGCAACATTATCAAGAACAACGGCCACGGTAAAAAGCGGTCAATAACTGCATAAGGAGCTGAATATCTTTTGTTAATGTGGCGGGGCATAAAAACCCCGCCATTTTCTTTTTTGCTCTTGACAGCTTAAACCCCGTGTTTATATTGGCTTTCAACAAGGGGGTTTTTATGAATCATTCCAAGGCAATAAAACGGATAGCTTTAGAGCATCTTGATATCGAAACGTTTGACTCAGCCGGGGTTGACTGCTTGGACTTTTATGAGCTTGCAATCTGGAACATTGAGGCGGCTTTGAAGGCCGCTTATGAAGCCGGGTATAATGCCGCGCAAAAAACAAACCTTAAGATTGCCGCTTAATTCATGACTCAAAACTTTTCAGATAAAGAGCTTTTACAGTGGGCAAAAGAAGCCATGCTGGCTAAGAATTATGATCTTGCGATTGATTACACTAACAAGATGCAAAACAAAGGTATTGCGTTAAAAGCACACCTCCTCATTATTGAGCATGAGATGGCAGAATTTGAGTTGAATCTTTTAGGGGCATAAATTAAACGTAAAGAGTCTTAAGGGTCTTTAAATTCCGTGAACGTTGCGGATTTGAGCTTAAGCAGATGGGGCCTTAAGACTGCGTTTTCTGTTGGTTTTCGCGTCATATTAATCCCCGATGTTTAGGAAAGCGTGACAGTCTGGAGAGACAGGCACTTGTTGTTACTATCGCGGGGCGCACTGGGCGGCGCATCCGGTTCATACCCGGATTGATTACGGTTCGATTCCGTACCCCGCAACCGTAAAAAATATAAAATGATGGAAACCATGGACCTTAAAATAATCAAGAGCACAAAGCCGACCTTAGAAGATATACATTTAGCAGCATTTGGCGTCCCCTATGATTGCCGGGTTGAAGTTTTCAACTGTAAGCGGCCAGCAGATGATGCGCGGGTTTTGCTGTTCATTTACCCCACCTACAACAAAGAAAAGCTGTTCTTATATAACGAGATTAGGGCTGCTGTTGTGCGCCCTTACAACAAAGAGAGCGTGTACGTTACGCTGAATAAAAAGTTTGATAAAAAGACCAGTGACAGACTCTCAACGCTGCAGCATTGCACCAAGATTTTTGAAAAATTCAAAAAAGATAAAGTTGAGGCCGCAAAAGAGGAAGTTAAAGAAAAATATGTACGCAAGCCTCGCTTAGGCAAAGCAGCGCGGCTCATAGAGGAGGCTAAGCAAAAACTGGCGATGGAAATTCAAAACGGCACGGCAACCGGATCTAAAATTGAATGGCCAGTTAAAGGGAAGCGAGTTACTGTTAAGGTGAACTTAGGTTCTGGCGTGCAAGAAACCTGTTGACGATTTAATTCTATATGCTATCAAAAATTACCGCTCTTGTTGAGTGCAAGCTAGTAGGCCAATCCGCCAGTAGGCATTCCGGAAATGCTGAAGACGCAATACTGAACCCTTGTGCTCAACTGGTGCGGAAGTGCTGAACGATAGTGGCGCAATGCAAGCCGAGGCTGTTTTGCTAGAACGTTATAGCAATTAACAATGTTCAAAAAGGGCATTGCCCGCACCAATTATGCGTTAAAGCAAAGCTGTAAATCAACTGATGTAGTGTTAACCCGGCGCACCTGAATAGGGTAGTAGTAACCAGCCACAACCGCGAACGTTTGAAACGCCGTATCGTTTGGCGACTGAATAACCGCGTTGCCAGTTGTGAGGGGAATAAACCCGTTACCCCATCGAGTCACATCAACCGTTGCTGATTTGGCTGCAAGAGCGGTGGCAATCGCGGCGGTATTCCGTTTGATGTGTGCTGGCATATTCGTTCCCTCTATTCCCCGCATAATACAGCATCATTTTATTTATTATCAACCGTAGGATTGAAATCAATCTGTGGCGTATGTGATTATAAATCATGCCATACGCTAGCAATAAAGACCTCCCCGAATCCGTAAAGGGCGCGATTGAATCCGCAGCCGGGCAGACGCTTTTTCGCACCGTCTTTAATTCGCAAAGCAAATCAGGCAAATCAGAAGAAGTTTCTTTTGCCTCAGCGTGGGCGGCTCTTAAGAGGGCTGGCTATAAAAAAGATACAGAGTCAAATTTATGGTCTTTGACTCGCAAGGCCGATTCAAGTGGATACGTACCGCCTAAATCTGTGCAGGACAATGCGCAACGTGCTCTGGACGTTCGCGCAGAAAAACCTCAATCGCAAAGAGGCATGACGCTGGTGGGGATTGCGCGTGCCCGCGACCTGTCTAACGGTAAGGCGTTGTCTCTCGATACTGTGCGGCGCATGAAGGCATACTTTGACCGTCACGAAGTTGATAAGAAGGGCGCGACATGGTCGGAACAAGGCAAGGGTTGGCAGGCTTGGATGGGGTGGGGCGGTGATGAAGGCCGCTCATGGGCTGAAAATATTTTATCAAAATTAGAAAAATCAGATGATGATTCGCATCAAGATTTTTCTGTTAAAGCCGATATCATCAAAGCCAATAACGATCAGCAAATCGTTTATGGGTGGGCTTCCATTGTCGAAAAAGACGGCCAGGAAGTTATAGACACCGAGGGCGATGTAATCGGGATTGATGACTTAGAGGAGGCTGCGCTTTCCTACGTCATGAAATCCCGTGTGGCCTCAATAAATCACACCGGGGATAAAGTCGGATCCCTTGTTGAGTCAATCGTTTTCACTTGCAAGAAGTTTCTCTTTGCGCACAAGGCATGAATAAAAATGCAAAAATCGCACTTTTTAAATCAGACGGCGAAGCGCAAACCCTTGCTGACGTTGTATCTGAGCAAATTAAAGAAAAATCTTTAGCCGATAGATTTACACAAGTGTGGGATTTAACATATGCTTTGCATGAAAGTATTCGCTCAATAGTTGAGGATGATTTGTTAAAAGACAAGCAATCAATGCTTGACGAAACGCTTTCACAGTTTTCTAGCGCGATTGAGGAAGTGTTGCCCAATCTCGTTACAAATTTAAATAAAAGCGAGGCGCAAATGACTATTGATGAATTGAAAAAATCCCTTGAAACAACTCAAGCAGAAATTGCCGCTCTCAAAAAAACCAATGAAGAGCTGGCCGCTGATTTAGAAATTTTCAAAGGGATGGGCGCACGCGATAAAGCCTATTACGATAGCCTTAGCGGTGACATGCAAAAGAAATTCGGCGCGATGTCTGCTGCTGATCGTAAAAAAACTATGGACGCTGCTAATTTTCAAAAGGCCGAGCCTACTCAGGAAGAGCTATTAAAGTCCCTGCCTGAGAATCTACGCAAGATGCTAGAGGATAGCCAAAAGCAAGCAGCGGAAGCCCTGCAAAAAGCACAGGCCGCCGATGATGCCCGCGAGCGCACCGAGTTAATTGCCAAAGCTGAAAAAGAATTTGGCAACGTACCGGGTAAATCTGAGGAAAAAGCAGAGATTCTTAAGCACCTGAAATCCGCACCTGAATCAGTGCGCAATGGTGTTGAAACCCTGCTTAAGCAATTCCAGGCGCTGGCAACTCGCGGCTTTGTTGAAAAAGGCCACAGTCAAGATGTTGACCCGCAATCGCCCAAAGAAAAGCTCAATAAAATGGCTGAGGAAGTTGCCCTTCAAAAGCAAGTTTCTTTCCCTACCGCCTACGATCAGGTGATTCAAACCGCCGAAGGTCACGCTCTCTACACTCAAATGCGCAGCGGCGCGGCAGCTTAATACTAAACGTTTTTTAAAAATCTTAAGGAGTACACCATGGCTTTCGATAACCCATGGCTTTCGATAACGCAGTACACACCATCAATGCCGTATCCGGTGCGGATTATTCCGCGAGTCAATATCTTTTTGTAACCGTTGCATCCGATGGCGAGATTGATCCCGTTGGCACGGCTGGCTTGCCTGCTCTTGGCGTGCTGTATAATGCGCCACAAGCAAAAGGCATTGCCGCTGAGGTTGCAATCGCTGGTGTAGCAAAGGTGAAAGCCGGGGCGGCTTTTAACGCTGGCGTTCTGATTATGAGTAGCGCTGCTGGCAAGGCAGTTACAGCAACCTCTGGCAACCGCATTTTAGGCATGGCTGTAACCGCAGCCGCAGCCGATGGCGATATTGTTAGCATCCTGCTGCAACCGTTTGGCCGCGTTGCTTAATCTTTGTTTAAAAATAGTGGTTTCAACTTAAGGAGAATAAAAAATGTCTACACCTACGTTAAGAAGCGTTCACGTTGATTCCGCATTAACGAACATGTCCATTGCTTACATCCAAAAGAAAACAAACTTCATTGCAACACAAGTTTTCCCGCTTGTTGAAGTTGATTTTTCAAGTGATGTTTATTTTACCTTTGATCAAGGTGACTTTAACCGTGATGAAGCCCGCTTGCGTGCACCTGGCACTGAGTCTGCTGGCGGCGGTTTCAAAATCACTAAAGACCAAGCATATAACTGCGCGGTAACAGCCTTTCACCATGATATTGACATGCAAAAGCTGAAAAATGCTGACCGGGTTATTAACTTAGAGCGCACTGCTGTGCAATTCGTAACCAACAAGCTTCTTATGCGCCGCGAGTTGGATTGGGTTGATAAATATTTTAAAGCGGGTGTGTGGTCTGCTGGTGATATCGCCGGGGTTGCCTCAGCACCTAGCACAAACCAAGTGCTACAATGGAATGATGCAAACTCAGACCCGATTCTAAACGTTTCGAATGGTAAATCAGCTATCCTGCAGCGTACTGGTTTTGAGCCGAACGTGCTTGTTCTTGGCTTTGAAGTTTACGAACAACTGCGCAATCACCCAGATATTATTGAGCGTGTGAAATACGTTCAAAATATTGGCGCAAACCAAGCTGTAAAAGTTAATAGCCAAGCTCTGGCCGATCTGTTTGACGTTGAGCGTGTGCTTGTTTCTAAAGCGATTCAAAACACTGCCTACGAAGGTCAAACCGATGCACCCAGCTTTATTGCGGGTAAGCGTGCGTTGCTTGCTTATGCCGCACCAGAAGCTGCTTTAGAGATGCCATCGGCTGGTTATACTTTCAGCTGGCAGCGTTACGTTGAAAGCCGCGATCCAAACGGTATCGGCTTTGATCAGTTCCCAATGCCTCACCTGAAAGCACAACGCGTTGAAGGCGAAATGGCAATTGATCAGAAACTGATTTCTGGCGCTCTTGGCTATTTCTGGACAAGCATTGTTGCTTAATTGGAATTATAAAAAATGAAAACCCGCAAGCCGCAACGGTTCGACTTATCGAGGGATTTAGTGGTGGTAAAGCCATTTAAATTTAACGGCAAGCCTATGAATGCGGGTTTTCAATTCCACTTTAAGGACGCGCAGTTTTCACTAACCCCGGCAAAAGCACGCGCAATGTTTGAGGCGGGCTTATTGCGGCATCCAGACGAGCTTACAGTGGCGGCTTTACCTAGCCCTTACATTGTAAAAATTCCTAGCACTGGCGAAGAGTTTAACTTGTTTGATATGCCCTTTAAAAAGCTATCCGCTCTCATTCAAGAGCTTGGCTTTAAGCGCAGCAACAACCGGGAATCGCTGCAAAAACAGGTATGCGAGCATTACAGCTTGCCGTATCCGCCAGCGAAAGAAGAGCCAGAAGAAGACGCCGAACAAGATTCTGAATCATTAGAAGATGCAGCAAAGGCCTTAGAAAAAGACGCCGTTGCTGTTTAGTTACAAAGGATTAAACGCATGGCAACGACTAAATATTTTTCCGGCCAGTTATCACCTTTTGGCGGCGATTCAGGAACAGGTGGCTTTCAAGGTGTAGTGCCAGCCCCTTTGCCCGGCGATGCAACCTTGCGTAATGAATACCTTCATGCAAGTGGTGTCTGGAAGTCTTTAAGCAACGCTGATTGCCTTTATATAAATGGCCTTGGTGATAGCATCACAGCATCGTCTGTGATGTCTACTGTTTACCCTAGCACGATTAAACAATGGACTCAAAGTGAAGTTGTCCCCGCTCGTTCCTTGCGGCAGAATGGCGGCTATTTCTTTTACACCGCATCGGGCGGAACTACTGCTAGTTCTGGATCAGGCCCTACCCGTACAAACATAGGGTCAACAGATGGAACTGTTACTTGGATAAATCAGCAAGTTACAACCCAAACGCAAAACCATTCTTATCTTTATTACACTGAAATATTAAGCAATGGCCGCTTAATTTGGGATACATCAACGGGATATAACGGCGCACCAGGCGGGGCAGTCAAAGCAATTGTTGTGAACGGCGGCTCTAATTACAGCGCCCCTACGCTGGTTAATACCGATGGGATTGAAGCAACCTTTACGCTTTCAAATGGCGTTATCACTGCAATCAACATTCTGTCGCCTGGCAACGTAAACAACGTAGGTGTTTTCCCGACCATTAGCGATCCTACTGGTAGCGGCGCGGTGATTAGTTGGGTCTTTTATCCTAGCGGAACCTTTGGTGTTTCGGGGAGTACAACGGCTGGAATGGTTGCCCGCTTGCCGGATGTTATCGCAAGTAAAAATGATATCATTGTGGTTTATGGCGGCACAAACGACTTAACGCAGGACGTACCAGCGGCAACAATCTTTGCTAACTTGCGCACCTGTTATGAGCGTTTAATAGATGCTGGCAAAAAAGTTATTGCCGTTCCTATTTCGCCTAGGTCTGGTCTCACTACGGTGCGTCAACGCACCATGAATCGCGTTAATACGCTTATTGTAGATTATTGTGCGCGAAAAAGTTACATCAACCCATTAGGCTATAGAGATATTGCTCTTGCCGATCCCCGCGTTTACTTGACGGATGGAACATCGGATAACGTGCCGATTGGCGGTGCGTCAAACGTTGTAGGGGCGATGACCTATGACGGCCTGCATCTTTCCGCACGCGGCGCTTTCTATCAAGCTATGACAATTATTGCGGCTGCGGAACGTTGGATTGCAAGACCTCAGACAGCGGGAATGCGGGCGGCAACTCAATTTGACGCTTATGCAGCAAGCGACAATCCGACCGGGAATCTATTAGAAGCATATCCTTGGACAGCAAACACGGCTGTCGCTGTTGGTGACTTGGCGCGGAACGATTCGCCCGCCCGGGTTTACTATTGCACATCGCCCGGAACAACTGCTAGCAGCGGCGGACCAACAGGAACGGGAAGCAGCATAACCGATGGAACTGTAACGTGGGCTTTCGCACACTTAGCAGGCATGTCTGTTTTCAATAGCGGCACAGGTTCCGCGCCATCAGCGGCGGCTGGTGTTACCATCACGGGTAACTTAGCGGGCGGCTATTTCATGCAGCGTAACAGCGGCACAGCAGCTGGAACTTTAACGGCGGCGATTGAGTCACCGTGGAGCAACGGTCAAGTTGGCGCACGGCAATCATTGGCATTCTCTTTAGGCTCTGGAACTTCAACGGATTTGTGGCTGTTGCAATTTGGCAGCTATGTCTATCAGCGTTATGGTTTATTGCCTGCTGATTTAGCAAACACACTTGTTGAGTTTGAGGTAGAATTAGAGGTTTCAAACCTTGCAAACTGCAATGGCATTTACCTACAATTGTATTCGGATTACGCATCAAGCCCACCTAACGATTTCATTGTAGCGCAAGCAGGAGCGCTTGGTGGCGGTTCTGGTCTTAATGCAACCTTGCCGAATAGCTCTGGTGAGATGCTTAGCTATCCTAATAATGGTCTCATGACTATTCGTACAAAACCAGTGCGGTTGCCACTTGATTTGTCAACTTTATCAACATGGCTATTCTTTAGTTTTAACGCCAGCGGCGGCGCTAACAGCGCAACGGGTACGTTTAAAATAAATCGTTTTGCCTTTAGAAAGGTCTTATTATGATCGGCGTTTATAAATTCGCAGCTGTAAAAGAAAAGATTCAAGATCTGATTGCTCAGGGTCTTTATGATGACAACATCAATCGTGATTTTTACGATTTCTTAAAGCTCAATAAAACTGTGAAGCTAAAAGATAAAGAAGCAGAATTCGTAAGCCCTGCCTCTGCTGAATCTTTAAAGGATGCCTTTGAGCAATACATAGCTGATTTTGAAGCCGCAGGCGGCGACAAAGAAGCTCGCCTTTTAGAAATTGAAGCGGGCTTTGTTGAAATATTAAACGCTCGCTTAGGATAAAAAATTATGGCTGCTTTTAACAAGTTTAATGCCTTTGTAGAGGATTTAGCGGAAAGGGTGCACAACCTAGGCGCTGATACTCTAAAGGTTATGCTTACGAATACCGTGCCGCTTGCGACGAATTCTATTCGCGCCAACCTGACGGAAATAAGCGCGGGCAACGGTTACACGGCTGGAGGAAACAGTTGCACGATATCATCAAGCGGACAAACTGCTGGTGTTTACAAGTTAGTCCTGGCCGATACAATTTTTACGGCAAGCGGCGGCAGCATCGGACCATTCCGTTACGCGGTGCTTTACAACGATACACCGACCTCACCAGCCGACCCGCTCATTGGCTGGTATGATTACGGCGCGGCTGTAACTTTGCTTGACGGCGAAACGTTAACTATTGATTTTGACGCCACAAACGGCGTTTTAACGGTCACATGATATGTCAAATGACATCACCCTTCCAGGCACGGGCGCGGTAGTTAATACCCGCCAGCAATCTGATCTATCACATAATCAGGTTGTTGAAGTTGACGGCGAGTTATTAACAACCCTGCAAAGTTTAACCCTGGCATTGAATAATATCTCGAAATCAATTGGCCTTATGATGCCGGATGCTTCAGGCCGGATGCGCGTTTCTTTAGATGCGGCAACAAACACAGGCAGCATAGGCAACATTGGCACGGTGACTACTGTTACTGGGGTCACTACAGTGACAAACGTGACAGCGGTTGCAAGTTTGACAAACCAGATTTCAATCGGCAGCTTTAACGCAAACGATCAAGTTCCCGCACTCATGAATACAGCGGTCCGCCTCAATAGACAACTTATCACAGTGAGCTAACCCATGCCGACAACCGTAAATTTACGCAAAATTCTTGACAGAAAACAGTTTGAGTTTGCAACGCCTGCTCCAGTAGCTACTGCTGCTGGTATGTGTATTTGTTCAAGCCGCCACTATAGGCAGCAGCAGTTATATTTAACCAGCAACACTGTTGCTTATATTTTTAACCCATTAGAAGATGGATTTACTCAGATACCATCCCCGGCTCTTGCTGGAACTTTTGGAGCAGGAGCGGCGGCTGTTTCTTCGGCAGTCGGTCCGTCCGGCACGGCAACAGGTGGCTCAACAACAACGGTTGCAACTGGCTTAAACTTACAGCGGGATTTACGCGGCTATTCAATCCACATTACGGGCGGTCCCGGCGCTGGTGACGTGCGAACGATTGCTAGCAATACATTAGGGGCAACTGCTACAATCACTGTTACCAGTGCTTTTAGCGCCACAATAACTTCCTCCTCTACATATCGCCTATTGACGCCGCGTTGGTACGTTGTTGGCGCTGGTACGCTTGCCTCAGGCTCATTTAAACATTACGACCTAGCAACAAACACATGGACAACCTTAGTAAACACGGGATTGCCTGCAACGATTGGTACGGATAGCAAGTTGGTTTCAACGCCTAGCTGGATTCTGACGGGCTTTAACTCTTTTGCAACAGGAACCGCAACGGCTGGAGCTGGAACAACTTTAACAAACAGCGGCAAGGCATGGACAACAAACCAGTGGGCAAACTATCAAGTGCGCATCACCGCTGGTACTGGCTTAGGTCAAATAAGAACGATTGCAAGCAACACAGGAACGGTTTTAACTGTTTCAGCGGCTTGGACTACAAACCCAGATGCAACGTCTCAATACTCCATTGAGGGTAACGACGATTTTATTTATTATATGGGTAACAACGCTGTTACTCTTTATCGTTACAGCATTAGTGCCAACACTTGGACAACTTTATCGCCGGGGGCAGCACGAGCGGCAGCGCCGGGCGCGGGTATGTCTGGCCATTGGGTTTATGCGGCAACGGATGCGGCTTGGACGGCGGAGAACGCAATCCTTAACGGCAGGCGTATTTACTCTTTCCGGGGCGGCGGCAGTGCTGTTTTAGATTATTACGATATCGCAGCCAACACATGGGTTAGCGGCGTGCCGTATAGTCCCTTAACGGAAACGTTCACCACTGGGACTAAGTACGTTTATTATAAAGACTTTCTTTATATAACAAAAGAAAACACCGGGCGTTGGTTTAAATTCAATATCGTGACTGGTGAAATGGATGGATGGGGGACAATGCTTTACCCGCAAGGAACGGCTGTTGTCGGTGATACTGCTTTTGATGTCACCTATGTCGACGGTGCAACAGAGGTTGAATTTATTTATATGCTGCTCAACACTTCAAGTGTGATGTTGCGGCAATTTGACATATGAGTTTGTTATTACTTTTTAATGGAGGCGCTGGCGGAGGCGGCAATTCGTACACCCTGCCCACAAATCCGGGTGACTTTGTATTCTCTGGTATCCCCGTTAATATTCTTGCTGGAAAAAAAATAACAGGGGATGCAGGCGGCATAGCATTAACAGGCGTTAATGCCCCACTATTATTAGGGAAAAGAATTTTTATAAACTCAGCATCATTTACATCCAGCGGCGTTGATGCTTCCACGGTTATCAATAGAATATTAAATGCGAGTTTAGGCGCTTTTAATTCTGTATTTTTTGGCGCATCTATTCTCATTGGAAAAAAATTTCTTGCTGCTGGCGGCGCGTTTTCTGCTGTAGGCACTGCCATCTTACTGCGCAAAGGATTTGTTTTAAAATCAGACCAAGGAACTTTTACGCGGTCAAGCCCTAATGTGGGTCTGTTTTTTCAGCGGCTGTTAAGCGGTGAGCGTGGAACGTTCACTATAAGCGGAATTGATATTTTATTTCAGCGAGCCGGGCAACCGCCAAGCTATAGGCGTGTAAAGACTATTTTTGAATCTAGATTTATTAAAGTCAATCCTGTATTAAGAAAGGTAAGCATTGAGTTTTTAGAACGAATTGTGAGGGTAAAATGACATTGCTACAATTCCCGGCTAAAGATTCAGACGAAGTTCTCGACTATCAAATAGACTGGGCCGCGAATTTAGCCGCTGGCGAAACTATTTCTACCTCAACATTTACGGTTGATAATGGCCTTACTATCCAGAGCCAATCAAACACCACAACAGTAACTACCGTATGGCTTGCCGCTGGCACAGAGGGTTTGACCGCAAAGATTCTTAACCGGGTTACTACATCAGGTGGGCGCACCATGGATCAGACCGTCACCTTGCCGATTAGAAAAAAATAAGCGACTCGCTAAAATCCAGCCACTGTATTCCCTTGACGCATTCGCTTCTGATAGAATCGGTTAAATTCATAGGTATTAATCATGACTTGGACATTCAGCGGCGATCCGTCATATTCCTTACTCGACCACGTTCGCAGCCTGATAGGCGATATTGATTCTACGGATCAGCTTGTTAGCGATGAAATTATCAACTTCCAGTTAACGCAAAATGCTAACGATGTTTTTCTTGCGTCTGAGGCTGTTTGTTTGGGGTTGGCCGCTAAGTTTGCCCGCAAGGTTGATACCTCTGTTGAATCGGTGCGCGTTGCCTATAGCAGCCTTCATAAGCAATACATTGAGATGGCGCGGCGCTACAAGCAGCAGGCGGCGAACTCCTCCTCTACATCGGGCGGCGGCGGCATTGGTATTCCTATTGTTGCTGGGATTAGTATTTCTGAAAGCGATTCGCTCAAAGAAGATTCAGACCTGATACAGCCGCGTTTTGAGCGCGATCAGTTTGATAATGATATGTCCTATGAGGATAGCCGCTGGAGGCGCAACCCATGACAACGCTTGCCCTTGCATCGTATCAGCTTTTACGTGACCTTGGCAAAACGTACAGCCTAAAAAAAAATGCTACTGGCGCATATAATACGGGAACCGGGCAATCAACTGTTACGGTCACAAGCTCAGACTTTACCGGGAAGCTCATAGAATACCGCAACAATGATGTTGATGGTACGAATATACAACGAGGCGATAGGCGCTTGCTGGTTTCCGCTGCATCCCTTGCAAGCGGCATCGTGCCTGAAAATCAGGACGTTGTGACGGGTGACGGCAACGACATGAATATTATCTCTGTGCAAAAGATAGAGGAAGGCGGAACCGTTGTTATTTATCTGTGCCAGGTGCGCACATGATAAAGGGAAACTTTGGCGATTTTAGCAATCAAATAGGCAAGCTCATTGATGGCTATAAAGGCCGCATGGATGCTCTGGTGCAAACGGCAACGTTTGATTTGTTTGAAACAATTGTAAAAAGGACGCCGGGACCCGGTAACAGCATTCAGAAAAAACCCGCGCCGGGAACACCTACCGGATTCTTGCGCGGCTCTTGGTATGTCTCAATTGGTAGTGATAGCGGTGCAAGCAAGGGCAGACCGGACCCATCGGGCGGTGTCACTATTGCCTCAATTAATGCCGGGCTAAGCAAGGCAAAAGCGGGCGATACCATTTACTTTCTCAACGCGGCAAAGTATGCGCTGCGCTTAGAGTTTGGGTTTGTTGGCACTGATAGTTTGGGGCGCACCTACAATCAAGCGCCGCGCTCTTTTGTGCGCTCCTCTGCTGCTGAATTCCCTAAGATTTTAGCGGAAGCCGCGCAGCGTATAGCGGCGAAGGCTTAAGAGCATGAGCGCATTCACATCCGCACGAAAAGCCCTAGAGGCGCAGCTAGCCGGAACAGCTGGGATACCCGCCGATGCGGGCGTGCCGCGCATTGCATGGGATAACGTAGAATTCAAAGTTCCTAATAAGCTAGCCTGGCTGCGCTCAACCTTCCAGCCGATTGATAGGCGCACTGTTGCTGTTGGCGCTAATGCCCCGTACTTGCATCAAGGCTTATATCTGATTGATTGCTACGCTGCCCTTAATGGCGGCCCCAATGCCGCCGATGCGCTGGCTGATTTAGTGCTTGCCCGGTTTTCTCACGGCCTAGGATTAACAGACGGCGGCTATACTGTTAGAATACGATACGCAGAGAGAAATCAGGGCATTGTAGATGCCCCGTGGTATTTCGTACCCGTTACGGTTTCCTGGTATCTCTACGAGCATTTATAAATTTAAAGAGGAGTACGGGATATGCCGTTTTCACAAGGTTCTCGTTCTGAGTTGGCATACGTTGTAGAAACAACTTTTGGCACTACACCGAGTACGCCTGCAATGATTGCTTTGCCCTTTAGCACAAGCGATTTAAATCTGTCTAAAGAAATTCTGCAATCGCCGGATATTCGCGCCGACCGCGCCGTTGATTATTATCGCCACGGCAATCGTCAAATAGGCGGCGATATAGCCTTTGCGTTGCGAGCGGATGATTTGGATGATGTTTTAGAAAGTGCATTTTTCAGCACTTTTTCTTCAAACGTTTTAAAAATTGGCACAACCCAGCAGTCTTTAACGATTGAAGAGCGGTCACTTGATATTACTCAATTCCGCCGCTTTACTGGATGCGTGGTGTCGCAGTTGCAAGTTAATTGCCAAGTAAACGCTACAGTGAATTGCACGGCGTCGATTGTGGGCAAAGACATGACTACATCCACTTCCCCGCTGGATGCATCTATTACTGCATATAGTGCAAACGATCCGTTTGATACTTATTCTGGCGCAATCACAGAAGGCGGCAGCACGATTGCTATTGTGACCTCTGTTAACTTTTCGATTCAAAACAACGTAAGCCCCACATTCGTTTTGGGTTCTGCTGCAACGCCGCAGCTTGAATATGGCCGCAGCATTGTCACCGGAACGTTAGAGGCATACTTTCAGGATATGGCCTTGATGAACAAGTTTCTAAACGAAACGGAATCATCGTTACAGATTGCAATGACTACCCCTAGCGCCGCTGATACATACACATGGCTATTCCCGCGCATCAAATACAACGGCGGCAGCGTGCCGATTGCCAATGAGCAAAGCCGCATTATCAGCATGCCTTTTGCTGCGCTGTACGATAGCAGCACTGCAACAATGGTGCGCCTCACTAAATCGTAATACCCTTTCTATCTCCTCTCCATGTCAACTAGGGCGGTTCTTTAAAACAGAGCCGCCCCCTTTTTTGTTTGCTTTTTATTTTGCGCAAGATAGAATAAACAAAATGTTTTCTTTATATAGATGGAGCAATAATTTATGACTGATTTATCCGTGTTTAAGACTGATATTGCCGGGTCATGGCTTACAGTTACACACCCTGTTACAGGCTCAACGTTAGAAACCGCTGATGGAAAACCCGTAAGGATTCGCGTTGTTAGCCTGCAATCCGACCAGTGCCAAAAAGTCACAGCCCAGTTACACAACGAGCGGGAAAAGAAACGTCTTAGCAATCGGAAATACTTTCAAACCGCAGAGGAATTGCAAGAGGGTCTTTTAAAGCTGCTGGCCGCTGCAACGCTAGAGTTTGACAATCTGGAATACAACGGCGAGCTTTTGAAAGCCACAAGCGAAAACGCCTATAAAATCTATAAAGAATTGCCTTGGCTGCGCGAACAGGTGGAACGCTTCATTGAGGAGTGGTCAAGTTTTTTGCCGAAGGCATAGAAGAGCTACGCGCCTTTGCTGAGGCGCAATTTTCTATGTCATTCCCGATAGGCGATGGCGGCGTTTCAGAGCGCGAGCATCTCTTAAAAATGGCAGAACAACACGATATAGTTGACCCTAGGCTTTTGGTGCAACTGCCTATTGATATGGCCGGGTATTGGAATTATTACTGCCTGCTATCGCAAGGGCGCTCCTCAGACAAGCCCATCACCTACACCGATATAGTGTCTTTCTGTCAACTTTATGGCCTCAGGTTCTCAATCTACACCATCCATGTTATAAAAGAGCTGGATGTTTTATGGCTTGATATGCAGTCAAAGAACATGCGGGAAAGGATGCGTAAAAATGGCTGATCTTGCTAAGCTACAGATTGCTGTTGATACAACGCAAGTACGCACCGCGATTAAAGACCTAGAGAATTTACAGGCAGCAACAAAAAGGTTTAGTGACGGCACAGCGGGCGCGGCGCAGAAATCCACCTCAGCTCTTAACACGATAACAGGCGGCACGTCTGGCGCTGCTAAGGCTGTAAACGATAACATGCAGCGGGCTGCGCTTAGCATGACAAATTTCAGCGCGGCAACTTCCAGTGCTTTAAATTCTGCGCAGAAAAATTTCACAGGTGTAAGCACCGCCGCTGCTGCAACATCAAGCAATGTTTCTGGCGTCTTTGGACGCATGGTTAATTCCGTATCAAGTGGCCTAAGTGGTCTTTCAACCCGTTTAGGCGATACCCTGTCCCCGCTCAATAGGTTGACGGGTGCATTCCGGGCGGTTAACGAAGCGGCTCTCTCTGTCTTTCTAGTGTAGAAACTTTGACGGGTTCTGCAAAAGAAGCGAATGAAACATACGGTTATTTGTTTAAAACCGCGCAAAAAATGAGCATCCCTTTTGATGACTTATCAAGAAGCTATTCTAAACTTTTGCCGCTTATAAACAACGGTGTTTTGACCACTAAGCAAGGCCGTGACATCTTAGAAGGGCTGGCCGATACGGCTGCTGCAACTGGCGCAACTACCGAACAGCTCAATCAATCCATGTACGGTTTGGCGCAGGCGTTAACATCACCAAAAGTGCAGGCGCAGGAACTGAATCAGATTATCGAGCCTTTGCCTGGCTTACTGCAAAACTTGGATGCAGCAGCTGCCTTGCCCGCTGGTGGTTTTAGAAAGCTGGTTAACGAGGGTAAAATCACGTCTCAAATCTTGGCGGAAACCTTGCCCGCAGCCTTGGCACGCTATAAGGGATCAGCGGAAGCGCAGCGCGATTTGGTGAGTGCCTCAGCAACCCGTTTAAGTAACGAATGGACTAAGTTAAAGGCAACTTTATCTATCCCGCTTAACTTTGTTTATGCAAACTTTCTACAGGGTATCACGTTTTTGATTCGCCAAGTGAACGCTTTGATTGACGCTATAAAATCCTTAACGACTATAACTGATAGTGCCGCTGGCGGTAAGGTTGGAGATATATCACAAAAAACTAAAGATAGGCTTGCGAAGGACTATGCCGCCTTAACGGGGGATAAGAAAGACACCGCAGGCAAGGCAAGTTTTAATTATGGCGAGTACATAAAGAATTTGAATCAAGAGATTAGCATTCTAAAGATGGAAAGCCGCGTTGCCGATGTGGTGACTGAATCATACCGGGCTTACAACGATGCTAAAAAAGACGGCATAACGCTTAGCGGTGCGCAAGGAACTGAAATTTTTAATCTGGTGCGGCAGAAGCAACTTATAACCGAGGTTAAAGACCTAACCAAGGCCGCGAATGATGACTTGCTTAATGCGAATGCTGAAAAGCTGAAATCCTTAACAGAGGTTGAGGCTGCTCAGCGCAATCTTTTGCGCTCAAACGAAGCAGACCGTTTAACGCAGCTTTTGCCTATTGCATCCGAACTTGAAAAGAGCGGCCAGTTAATTGGCGCTTATGATGCTATTCAAAAAAAGATTGTAGCGCTGCGCTCAATAGAGATAACAAATCCAAACGATGAAATAACCACTAGCGGCTTATTAAGTTCTGCTGAATTGCGCCTGAAAGAATTGGCGCAGACGGATGCAAAGGGCGCAGGCACGGCAATCGCGGATGCTATGACAAACGCCTTTGAAGCCGCAGACGATGCACTTGTGAACTTTGTTAAAAGCGGCAAGCTAAACTTTGGCGATCTGGCCGATAGCATTATATCTGATTTAGCACGCATCGCTATTCAGCAATCCATAACAAAGCCGCTTGCGGGCGCTTTTGGCTCTCTCTTAGGTGTGGCAGGGACGGCGCTAGGCTCTTACTTCGGCGGCGGCGGCGCGGCTGCTGCATCGTCTGGCGCGGTTGCGCAAGGCTCTACGGTTGGCAACTACACGGTGGGCGGTGGCGGGTTTACGGGTGCATCATCAACCTTGCCGGGCTTTGCTACTGGTGGCAGCTTTACCGTGGGCGGCGCTGGCGGCACTGATAGCCAAGTTGTTTCTTTCCGGGCAACGCCTGGTGAAATGGTAAACATTCAAACCCCACAAGGTGGCGGCGCGAATTCGCCTGCAATCAATCAATCCTTTACCATTGATGCACGCGGCGCTGATCCGGCTTCTATAGCGCGGCTTGATAAGGCCATTGATTCGCTATCCCGTACCATGAAAACACAAACTATATCCGCCGTGCGAGAAGCAAAAAGCCGGGGTCAATTATGACGCGCACTATTTCATCTTTGAATGAGGAGCAAATTTTATCCGATACTCTTGCCCCGGTTATTTTGTTTTATGCTGATTTTCCTACAGGGGCTGTTAGAGCCTGGACTGGTGTTGGCGATCTTGTTTGGGACGGTGACACATATCTTGGGGTTGGTAATCTTGGCTCTGTCTCATCGATTGAGGAAACCATAAGCCTGCAGGCCGTTGGCGCAAAGTTTTCACTGTCCGGCATAAAAACTGAATTCATTACGCAGGTTTTAAATGATGACATTCAGGGGCGTGATTGCGTTGTTTACATCGGTTTTCTTGATTCATACGGCCAGCTAGTTGACGATCCTATTGTGCTTTTTAAGGGCTTGATGGACGTTTTATCAATTTATGAATCAGGCAATAGCACCTACGTTTCGATTGATGCCGAAAGTCTCTTGCGCGACTTTGAAGGCACGCGCACGCGCCGCTTAACGGATCAGGATCAGAAATCGGAATACCCTGGCGATAGGGGCTTAGAATACGTTGCTGGTTTACAAGAAGCCGAAATATTTTGGGGCCGCGAATATGAGAAATAGAAAGAAGAGCTGGCGCGATGACTTTGAAAAATTCATTGATTCCTATCGTGATAAACCTTTCCGATATGGCGATTCAGATTGCTGTTTATTTATTGCTGATTGCGTAAAATCAATTTCAGAAACGGCGCTTGACCCGGCGGCTGATTATCGCGGCCACTATGATGATGAAAATTCTGGCCGTGATGAAATCATGAATCGCCACGGTTCAATAAAGAACGCGCTTTTAAAGGCTGGCCTGATAGAGATTGATAAGAATCTCTTAATGCCATCGGATGCGGTTATATGCACGATAGGAAACTATGAAATATGCGGCGTCTGCGTAGGGCATAACATCGCTTTCATGTGCGAGAGCGGCTTAAAATTTGTGCCTGAAAGCAAGGTGCAAATAAATACTGTCATGAGGCTATTTTAAGATGCCGCCGCTTATCATTGCCGCTGCTGCTGCTGCTACCGCTGCTGGTGTTAGCGCCGCTGTTGCGGGTACGGTTATCGCCGGGATCACGATTTCGGCAGTTGGTGCGGCAGCTATCGGGGCAATCGCTGCTATTGCCGTTTCTTATATTGGCTCAACGCTTTTAGCTTCTGTTAGCGGCGGCAATAAGGGGCCGGGGCAATCATCCTCATTCGCCGGGTTGTCTGGATTAAGAACAACGGCGCGAAGTGCTGCAGCTGTGCACCAGATTGTTTATGGCCGAGTGCGCAAAGGCGGGACGCTAGTTTTTTTTCATTCAAAGCCTAAGCCGGGCAGCGCAAAGAATGAAATCCTATATCTGGCTATCGTTCTAGCCGCGAATGAGTGTGACGCCGTAGAGCAGTATTATATAAACGGCACGCCTATCGTTATTGACTCGAATGGTGATTGCACGTCACCTTCAAAGTATGTGGGTTTGGTAAAGATTCAATTCAAACAGGCTTAGGCTCACCAGATCAGCTGGCAAACGCCTTTTTTATCAGTGAATGCGAAGGGAAATGGACAGTAGAGCACCGCTTGCGCGGGCGCTGTACTGCCTATGTCAAACTCACTTATGACGCGGCTGTTTTTGGCTCTGGAATTCCCAATATAAGCGCCGTTATTCGCGGCATGAAAGTTAAAGATTTTCGCACGGGTGTCACTGCTTATTCAGAAAACCCGGCTGTTTGTCTTTGGGATTATATGCAGCGCCGCGATAACATCGGGCGGCCTTTGGGTATTGGCGCAACGGAATCTATGCGCGATAATTCTTACTGGACGGTTGCCGCTAATATTTGTGATGAATATGTAACAGTGCCGGGCGGCTTGGAAAAGCGATTCACTTGTAATGGCGCATTATCTATTGACGGTACGCCTAAAAGTAAAATGGAGGAACTGCTAACTTCCTTTGCTGGGTCAACGTCTTATACCTCAGGCAAATGGCGCACTTTTGCCGCTGGATACGTTACCCCGTCTGTTGAATTCTCAGAGGATGACATAGCCACGATTGACGCATCGGACGTTGCTGTTACCGTGCAAACAAACAAGTCTTTAAAGGAAAAAATTAACGGTGTGAAAGCGCTCTACATCGATAGAGAGCAAGATTACAATCTTGTTGAGATGCCGGAAATATCCGTTAACGAAACGGAATTAAATCGGCGTTTTATCGATTTAACAATGCCTTTTACCAATTCCATTTACTGTGCGCAACGGATAGCCAATATTGCGCTTAAGCAGTCAAGAAAGCAGCTTAGCCTTTCCATCCCTTTAAATTTTAAGGGCATGAAAATCACGCCAGGGGACAACGTCAAAATTTCTATCGAGCGTTTTGGATGGGCTAAAAAAGTCTTTAAATGCGTAGGCTGGACGCTGGACGATTTAGGGCAAATTACCGCAACTTTCCGTGATGATTCCGTTGATATTTACAGTGATGATATCGATTATAAAAGCGGCGCGGCGCTGGAATCCGCAACCGTTCCTAACTGGGTTGCTGAGGATGCAACCGCGCCGGATGGGCTTGTTGCGGTTGGCCTAAATAATTCCATCCAGCTATACTGGGATGAAGTGCAAGACCCGTCTTTTTCATCGGTCAACATCTTTATGGCCAGCACAAACGACCGGGCAACGTCTACGCTTGTTGATAAGACCTCAACCCGCGCTTATACGGTCAACAACCTACCTAGCAACGCAACCCGTTATTTCTGGATTCGTTCTGAGGATGTTTATGGCACGCTATCGGGCTTTGAGCCTAGCAGCCCTACTGGTGGCGTTTCAGCAACAACACAAGCGGATAGTTCGGCGCTAATCACTGTGACCGTCAATATCACTGTTGCCTCTCTTAACGTTGGTACAGCTATGGTTTTAGATGCGGCAATCTTGCAGCAATATTATATACGAAATATTGTAATAACAGGCGTAGCTGATTTTGATCATTCCGGCGACAAACATGTAATATTGACGGATGGAATCACTACTTGGACAACTTTAGATAAAGTATACCTTAAAAATTTAAGCCCCGCTCGTTGGGGGGAGACGCATGTGCCATACCCCGCTACGCAATCGGATATTTCAAAAGAGAGCGGTCCGGGTCAAGATATTAAAATGCAGTATAGTGGTGGAACTACTTCATATTTATCGGGGACGTTTACTGTATTAATGACCTATGAAAGGAAACTCTAACAATGGCATCTTTGGTCTGGCCTGTTGACGTTCGCCCTTATTCACAGGAATTTTTCATAGAGACAAACGTTTCTAGATTCACCTCTCTTTTTACAAAGCAGAGCCAGCTGCTGGAGCGGCAGGGAAAAAGATGGGTTTCGGTTGTCTCTTTTCGCGGTTTCTATGAGAGCGCGTTGCGCATTGAATCGCTGCTAGCGAAAATGAATGGCGGCGTGACAACGGTTTTAATGCCGGATTTTCGGCGGCTAGCCCCTCTAAATCCCCTTAATTCTATCCGTGATTATTATACGGAATCAGGCACAACAACGTTTACCGATGGCGCAACCTTTGATGATGGCGCTGTTTTCTTTTCTGGTACGCTGGCTGATTATTTGGCGGATATTGAAATATACGCAACCGGGTTTGATAACGAGATTTTTTACAAGGGCGCTTTCCCGCTGCAAAAGGTTGTTAACGCTGGCGAGATTTTGCAAACCAGCGAAGGCCGCGTGCATATGATTATTGATGATTCGACCGCTGATTCTTTGGGTAACGGATCGTTTAAAGTTTACCCTACGCTTAAGACGTTCTCATATATTGGAAGCCGTCTAATTGACCTCATGACTGCGCCTAGGGTATTAATGAGAGTAACGGCAAACGAATATATGCGCAACAGCAGTTCTGCACCGTTCAACTCAGAATACAACTTTTCTATGGTTGAGGAACTATGACAATTTACACGCCAGATGAAATAATCCCCGCCTCTGGCAACGTGCCAAAAGATAAGTTGCGCGAGTTTATCCGTCAAACTGGTGTTGCTAATATCAATCGCTTAAAGATTATTCGCATACAAGACCAAGCTGGCTATATTGGTGATTATAATTCCGATACCGGATCGGGAAGTTCTGATCACGTTGCTTTTGGCAATGCTCTTGATGCGATGCTAGCAGACGAAGATGCCGTTTTAGAAGGTAACGGGCAGCCTCTATTCCTTGGCACTACAAACTTAGGTGCAAAGCGTATTTCACCCCGTGCGCGGTTCTACTGGAACGGCACGAGGATTTATGCTGATACCCGCCCTGGCGGTGTTTACAACACGGGCGGCATAATAACCCTCAATGCGCCGCAAGGTATGTACCATGAGGATTTAATTCTTAATGGGTTAACAGAGCACCGTATCACATCAATATCTGTATCAGGCACAACGGCAACGGTTACAACGGCGGATGCACATGGCTACGTTCCCAATCAATTAACGTATTTATGGGGCGTTGAGCAGCCCACTGGATCTCTAACAACTATCGAGACAATTCTTTCAGCAAGGGAATATAATGGACGCAAAGTTGTTTTAAGCGTTCCTACCACAACGAGTTTTACTTTCGCTGTGACGGCAGGAACTCCTACAAACCCCGTGGTGCTGCGCGGGCGCTGCGCTTGGACTAAAAATATTCTTTTTGGCGGCGATGGGTTGCGGCTGTTCACTGGCCAGTATGTTCACCTTAACCGCGTGCGCTTTGAATCGATTAATGACGGTTACGTGCGGTATACAACAACAACAAACAACTCAGCCATTCAAGCAAACCCCTATGCGCCAGTTGCCGCTGGCTTCTTAAAGATGACGGATTGTCATGCCATCAATTGCGTGCAGGCTTCCACTTCTTTCGGTGGCGCATATAACGTTGATATAACGGGTCACACATACGAAGGCGGGCGAGCATCTAGCTTTAAATTTGCCTCACAACTCGCGGGCGGCGGATCATTCCGCTATCACGGTCAAGTGCGAGATACTGTGCCAGCCGCTTTCGGCGGATTTGATGCATCACATCCTAACTGTTATGCGGGCGTAGGATTTGTTGCGGAAGGCGTCAATTTCTTTGATGTCGACCTTTTGCTTGATGGCGTGCGCGAAGGTTTCAATATTCTGCCTAACCGCGATGCGGATGCTATTGCAACGTCTAAAATTGCAAACCATGGCCACATACGAATCAATGCACGCAATTGCGGCGATCCTTTAAATAGGCGCTTATGGAACGTGGGACGGATTGAGGATAACTCTACGCAAACCTCTGTAATCGACGGTTGCCGCAACATAACTTTTGATATCAATGTCGAAAACTTGCGCGGGTGGGCGATAAGAATTGGTAACAACTTAGGCCACATGAATACCATTTCTGGGAAAGTGCGCACTACAGGTTGCTTAGGCGCTCTTGTGATGCGCTTGCGAAACGGTGGGCGCAGTAAGATTGAAGTTGAAGGCGATGGCACTGGCGCAAGCACCGATGATTTATGGGTAACAAACACTGTTGCATATAAGGTTAGCGAGGGCATGGTTTATAACGGTGGTGTTTGGCGCTGCGATGTTTCACCGGGGACAAATTCCACTATTGCTCCTACAGGAACCGGGGTTATAGCAACTGCGGACGGTTACACTTGGAAATATATTCATCCTAGCACTGGCATTGATATTGATTCAGACGAATCAACGGCCTTGATGCAAGAGGTTGATCTTGATTTAATTTACCGCAATAACCCGGTGGGTGGCGGCGTGTATTTAAGTAAATTATACGGCGCAAGTTATAACGTTGTTGCAACTGGCAATAGTGGCCCAGGCTTAAATGAGCAGGCGCTTACAAACTGCCTTGCAAAAAATATCATGGCGCACAGAAACGGCAGCACTCAGGTTAATTCGACTGGTTTAATAAATCACAACTACGCTGTGCTTGATTATGATTGTGATAACAATGCATTCAATCCGCATACAATCGATTCTTATCAAGGGGTTGTCATCAATAAGCGTACCATTCGCAATGCCGCGTCAACCGCTAACATCAATCTAAACGGGCTGCGCCCCGATGGAATCACCATCACAGAACCCGCCGCAATGATTAACTGTACAACCGTGCAGGATGTTTTGAATAACTTAGGTTATGCCTACAAGCATTTAATGGATAAGAATAAATTTAATATAGAGGTTCCCGGTATCGCCGATGCGGGGAGCGCAGGCGGAACGCCGGGCGTATATCCGGGCGGCTCTCGTTTACGCTTAGGCTCTTTTGGCACTACGCTACAAAAGGGCGGCGCGGCTGCTGGCTCTATGACGTATGACTGCAAAAACCCCGGCATCTATGTACCGAACGCATATGCAGCAGGCGCACCCCCGGTGGCAAAGCGGATTAACGGCGCGAACACATTTACCAGCGGATGCGGTTGGGCGGCTACTAATAATACTGTTGTTGGCTGTATCGCGGTTTATGAAGTTGTCAACTTTGGCGAAGCTGGCGCAACGGGCAACTTAGGAACGGAACCGCCAGCCGATACGTTTGGTATTGTTGACGGTAGCAATATTAATACCAATGCGCATTGGTGGCTCTACCTGAATAACTATAAGGATTTAGGCAGCGCCGGATCGCCGCTGTGGGCATCGGGTCAAACTGTACAGCCGGGCGCTATACGTAGTGTGGGTTTTGCTCTAACAAGTCTCACAGGGAACGGCACAACCGCAACAGCAGTTAAAGCTAGCCATGGTCTTTCCACCGGGGATAAGCGTTATATTGCTCGCGCTAATGGCCAATTCAGCACCTATAATCAAACAACGCAAAATTTCGACTTGGTAACGATAACCGTTGTTGATGCGAACACGTTTACCTTCCCTTCTTTAGGCACGGGAACAGCCGCCCCATCTACAGGAAACACTGAAATTGTTTGCTTGACGGGTTGCTATGAAATGGTAGCACCGAACACAAGAACAACAGGTTCAACTGCCCCGGTAGGGCGCGGCATAGTGTCTGGTAACTATTTTCTTGCCGTTGCTGGCGCGGGCGTTAAGTTTGTGAAGGTGGCATAAATATGACGGATACACGATCAATCGTTAGCGTACAGGCGGTTAAGGTTCGCCAAGTTGACGGCAGCGGCACAACAACAGCGTATCTTGATCACTTGTTGGTTACGCTTTATGGCGGCGAAAGCTTTTACACGCGGCCTTTGGGGCATCCCCTTTGCGCGTATGAAGGTCAAATTCAAGACTGGATAGATGCTGGCGGCGTAATCACCTAAGCCCTAAAAACTTTTCAACCTTATTGAATAGGCTCTCCACCTTTTGGCGCGGCGTCTTAGGTGCTTCAAAAAATAATTCAAAATCAGCATCGTGGTGAAACTTTCTAAAGGTTTCAAAATCCTCTTTATTGTCAAAAATCAGCACGCTGTTTCCGAAATAATAAGCCAGCTTGTGACTCATTATGCTAACATTCACACCATGCAAATCTGTGTATCCCGGCGCGGGGAAAATTTGTAAAGCGTGAACGCCTGTTCTTGGATCATACCCGTACTTCATGCGTATCTGGCTGGCATCCGCCACGTTTGGTTTTATTTTTTGAGGCTTTGGCGTTGGCTTTTTAAATTCCAAGATGTTATCCGTCATAGAGTTTCTAACTCCTCCTCAACATAGGGTGGCCATTCATTCCAGCCGCGCATTGCGCCGTATATTACAGCGAGCTGTTTCGTTTTAAAACCAGCAATATGCATAAAGGGAAAATGCTTTCGCAGAATAATGCAATAATAAGGTTTGGGGCATATCCAGCACCAGCGCAAAATGTCATCGGGGAATTCTGTTAACTCAAACGGACCCGTTTTGTTTCGGGCGTGCGCGAGTAATTCAGTCACGCGCCGCACCGTTTGCTTTTGGTCTTTTGGAGTTGTTGAGCCAATCCCAATCTCTAATTGACGCGAGGCCAGTCACTACGCCGCAATAGTGGCATATGCCGTGATGAAAGGTTGCAACGTGCTGCTCTGGCCATATCGCATCTCGCTCTTGTGCGCAGGGCGTACATATATAATTTTCATCCCCGGCGAGCCGCAACGTGCGCCTGTTATCGATTATTGCCGTCATGGTTTTTCATCCCTATTTTTAAAAGCTATTGCCGCGTTCAATTCAGCGGCTTCTTTTTCCGCCTGCTCATGGTAAAGCCAGCAGCTAACAGTAACGGCGGGCTTGTCATCTTTTACATAGCGAACCTCAGAGCCGAATTTTCCGCTGAATACAAAGTATTTTTCCGTCATTGTTGCCCACCATACCATTTTAGAAACTCAGCAGCACCACCTTCAAACATTCGCCCTTGCGCCCGCCACTTGCCCCGGCTGGGATAGAAGTCAACAAGGGGCTTATCCTTTTCACGAAAGAGGATTGTTTCACCGCCATTCGCTTTTGAGAATTTTACGTTGCTTTGCAGCAAGATATCCATGTTTTCTTTTTTTGTTATAGTCTTTTTACTCTGGATGGCCTGATAATCCTGCATCGTTTACACCTTCTTTTTTTTAAAGGAAAATTTTCTTGTTATTGCAACACGCGGCGATATATCCGCCATTAGCTTATATAGGCTCATGGCGATAGTCTTTTCGTTAAAATCAACCGTGCTATCAACATAGATTAAATCTATTATTTCAGCCGATTGATTATCATTGGCCGTGCTTATTTCTTTTTCCATAGGCGTTGCCGTCTGTTGTCATTTATAGGCGCTTTAAGTTTAGATAGGCCGTATTGCTTCCCCACAACTCTATGCACTGGTTTGCGGCTCTTTGCCCGCAGTATTTCGTGGATAGCCAGCACCGCAATCGCAATTGAAGTTGAAATAAAGAAAAGAATCATGAGTATATTTGGGACGCCTGCAAAGCTGCTCATGCTGCTAGCTCCTCAGTGTTTGTCATGCCCAATTCAGCACGCACAATGCCGATAATGCTTTCCATATTATCCGGGATTGCCTTGTTGCTTTGTATAAATTGCAGAGCATCTAGGGCTAGTATAAGCGTAGATTTTGTACTATTAGTTGTAATGTTTTCGCTAGGTGTTTTCATTTTTGGCTCCATGTGATATTGTTAATAACGAGTTAATTAACGCAGTCAAGAAATAAACGTCAAGTTTATTTGAGGTGCTAAAAAAGATGAACATTGTAACGCAAACAATGCTTGATGAGGGCGGCCAGAAATGAGCAACAATGTTGTGTGCTTGTCAAGAAATGCCCCTGAAAGAACGGGGAGGCTTTTTCTAATGACGCATGATGTAAATGATTTATTTAGGCTTTTGTCTGTAATGGAAGAGAGACAAAAAAATCATCAAAAAGATTTTGAAGTCTTTAAGGAAGAGTTCAAAGAAAAACAAAAAACATTGCATAGCCGGATTGATTCCCTAGAGCAAACACGCACAAAATGGGCAACAGGTGCAACTGTTTTATTCGCTCTTGGCGCAGCTAGCGACCAGATATTTAAGGCTATTTCATCTATTCTAACGAAGGTTTAAAAGACAATGAGTGATATTTTTGACACGGCCATTATCTCAATATTAGAGAATGAAGGCGGTTTTAGTGATGATCCTACGGATCGCGGCGGGCGCACTCAGTACGGAATCACACAGGCCACTTATGATGGCTGGAATGACAGCAAAGACAAAAAGCGCGTTGACGTTGCTAAAATAACACATGAAGAGGCAATAGAAATTTACCGCGCTAACTATTGGGACGCGGGTAAGTTTGAGTTAATCGAAAGCCCCCTTATTGCCAGCAAACTCTTTGACCTTGCCGTTAATTGCGGCGTTGGCGCTGCCTCTATCCTGTTGCAGGATGCCGTCAATATCTGTAGCAGGGCGCAGTTAAGCCTTGACGGCTCAATAGGTCCTAAGACCGCGCAGGCGGCAAACGCCATAGATGAAACGTTGCTTTATAACATGGTGCGGTTTCTGGCCGCCCACCGCTATTTAAACCTCATTAACAAAAGCCCTGATCAGGTAAAATTCCGCCGGGGCTGGTTATTGCGCCTTTCAAAAGACAACATCCCAAAGGATTAAAGGTTTATGGCTGGCACTTGGAAAGAGATTGTTGCAACCGTTGCTCCCAGCCTGGCAACAGCAATAGGCGGACCTCTTTCTGGTTTGGCCGTTGCGGCTCTTGGTGATGTCTTTGGCTTATCGGATGCAACACAAGAACAGGTTGCGGCAGCCGTTGCCGGGGCGCGGCCAGACGACCTACTAAAGATAAAACAAGCTGAGATAGCTTTTGCGCAGCGGATGCGCGAGCTTGAAATAGACTTAGTACGAATTTCGGCTGGCGATAGGGATTCAGCGCGGCAAAGACAAATAGCGGTAAAAGACAAGATGCCCGCCCTGCTGGCAACCGCTGTTAGTTTAGGCTTTTTCGGGGTGCTGGTTTACCTGCTGCAAAACCAGATGCCCGAAAGCGGGAAAGAGGTTATCTTGCTGCTTATCGGGGCGCTATCCCGCGAGTTTGGGAACATCATGTCATACTATTTTGGCAGCAGCTCTGGATCAGAGCAAAAAACAAAGATAATGGCCGACCAGCTCAAGGGCGATGCCAAGTAGAATTATAGCAATCGGTATTCCATACCCCGCGTGAATCAAGCACCGCGTCTATCTGTGCGCAGCTGTAGGGATCATAAAAGTTGTTAGTATCAAGTGTGGCGTATCCCCGCCGTAAAAGCGCTATGGCAATATTCTGAATGTTCGCCCCGGTAAGGCCGCTGATTCTGCATATGCCTGATAATCGGTTGCACTCAGTAAAACCGAACCGCAGCATGGAGTTTAGCAATTCTAAAGTGTCATAGGGGCATTTTTCCGTTGCCTTAAACCCCTTTATCCCCACCACCTGATAGTTCATTCCATCTAAGCGGATAAACACTAGCCCTTGGCTGTTTAAAAAAGCTGTTGGCGCGGTGCTAAACTTAATGATTAGAAGTATAAAAAAAACCGCCACTGCTGCAATGACGGTTCTCTTTAGGTGCTTTTTCTGCATAGGAATCTCCTTTAATGCGTTTGAATGAAGTCATCTAATTCTTTGTAAAACGATTGCATATTTTCTAAAGATTTAATGCTGGCGATATCGATATCATAATCAGCAGCAAATAATTTGATGGCTGCTTTAAGCGCAAAATCTATCGACCTAGCTTTATCTGAGTCCTTTATGTTTTTTAATTTTTCTTTATTTATAAAGGCATGCAGACCAATAAGTTTTATTTTAATATCGCCAGCTTGCTTGCTAAAGGCAACCCTAAGCACATAGACGGGGCATCCCAAATGAATTACGCCGTAACTGTACTCTTTTTCTTGATAGGCAAGATAACGAGGCACGGCAATATTTAGGCCGTCAAGTAAGAGCGCATCTTCATGGCGCAAATCGGATTGCACTGTAATCAGTGCATGCTTAACCTTTTCAGGGATAGGACGATCCGCATGGTAGTTTGTAATATTCGCTGAATTAAAAGTCCTGTTGAGCTTTTGCGCTAGCTTCTTAGCTAAATTCCGGTTTGTATATGGCACGCCGCCATTCGCCTGAGTAATCGAGGCGATTATATTTTTCAGCTCTTTTATATCATTATTCATTGACTAATCCATTTTTTATAGTATGTTTGCGGTTAAGCAAAATGGCTCCATCACCATTGCTTTAAAATCGCGCCCCGCTGCTTTTTACCCTATTAACGGCGGGGCGCTTCTTTTTTTACGCTTCCAATGTTTGCCCTTTAAATGAAAAAGCAATGCTTTGGAAAACCGTTTTTTTATCTATAACTATGCTTAACCGTGCGGTGTTAACTATCGAATATATCCGCTGGCGGTTTATATTATGATGCGCCGCAACCTCCTCTATGGCAATTGGAAGCCCTACTATGCCTTCTTTGCCCCACTCTAAAAGAACCATTGATAAAATCTCAGTATCACTAAATTTTGTTGCCATCTTTTTTGCTCCATTCTTTTTTTTTGTTTTGCATTGCCTTAATGCTTTATTAAACATCCTGTTTACTATTGCAAGCTAAATCTTCTTATCGGAACCCCGGTTAATTGCCGCCCATTGTTGGTGACTGCCCATCCCTTATATTGAGGCGAATTAACAAGCTGTAAATTCTCTATTTTCCCAAATCGGATTAGCGTGCCTGCTAAGTCAATAATAAGCGCATTGGCCTTTGACGGGTGCGGGCGCATGGCGCGGCCTATCATTTGATAGTAGAGCGCAAGAGAAAGCGTGGGGCGGCCTAATATGAGGCAATCAAGGGCGGGGAAGTCAAACCCCGTTGTAAGAACCCCCACATTGCATATCACTTGCACGCTGTCATCTTGACTCTTGAACGCCTCTAAAAGTTTCTTGCGCTCTTTTTTGGGTGTCTTGCCCGATAGCATAACCGCGTTGACATTCGCCTTGCAGAGCTGCTCAGCGCATAATGCGGCCTCCTCAACAAAGGGTAAAAAGATTATGATGCTTTTCCTGCCTAAGCTCAAAGCCCACAATGCTGAATCGTGCGCTTTTGCTACAATATCATAGTTCCTAGAACTTAGGTATTCGCGCATCGAATCTTCATCAAAATCAGACCCCGTTGTATTCAGGGTTAGCGCCAGCGGGTCAAAGTGAGTGTTGCGCCTGTAGACAAGCGGGCATAGATAATTTTCGGCGTATAGCTCTTGAATCTGTGTCACATGGATAATGTCTGAGAAGTAACTAGGCCGTTCGCGTGGCAGTAAGTTTATTTTACTGTAAGGTTGCGTCTCGTTACCGTAGGCGTTGTATGCCTTCATTCTATATGGGGTTGCGCTTAGGCCGATAATTCTTTGAGCATTGATGCCCTCTAAAAGTTCTTTGTATTGCCCTTGCCCTGGCGAAACTAAGTGGCATTCATCTATGATGATATTCTTAAAAGACCGCAGATCCTCTATGTGGCTTATGGCCGTGCCGATAGTGGTGTATGTAACATGGCGGATCGTGCGTTCCCCGGCACTGGCCGATAGAATGCCCACTTGCGATTCAGGGAACCCATAGCCGATTAACTTTGAATAGTTTTGCTCTAGAATTTCTTTGTTAGGCTGAAAAACAAGGGTGCGCCCGCTTGTCTCTCTTGCAGTGTTAGCAACAACTAGCGATTTACCGCTACCCGTTGGTAAAACGAGAATCCCCGGCGCTGCGCCCTCATGCTTTAAGTGCTTTACGGCTGCGCCTATGGCTTTTTCTTGATAATGGCGTAGCTTTATTGTCATTTAGTTTTGAAGCCACTTAGAAAGGTTAGGGTATATATTGCTTGGTTTGTGGCTGTGCATCCCCGGTCTTGCGCAAAAGCCTGCAGCGGCTAATCCATTAATCCCCATATAATGACTGCTCTTTAATTGGATTCTTATCGTCGCGCCACTACCATCATAATCTTTATCATCTATGATCAACTTTTCACTCAAACCAATTCTTTTCCCGAATGCATAAGCCCATGCGGTTGCCTCTGTATCGCCGCACTGCATGAAAGCACGCGCATCGCCAATGTCTGGATTGCTAAAGTCAATCTCTTTAGCCATAACCGACATGACGGCAGAAAGGTTATCTTGCGCTTTACCTCTGTATTTATTAGGAATAATCGCTAAGTGTCCTGCCTCATGCAAAATGTTAGATGGAGTTGCCTTTATGGGGCAATAAAAGATTTTTCCATTTTTTATTTGAACGCCATCAACAAAGCCTTTTGCACCGTTAAGAGGCAGGCATTCTATGCCTATATCGTTTAAAGCTATCGTAACTTTTTCTATCATGAAGCCCGCCTAGCTATCCTTTCGAGCCACTCAAACTGTGCGGGGCTGATCGTCATAAGGTCATGCAGGCTTTTAAACTTGCGCTGCAAATCATCTATAAACTTTTCCTCTTGCGGGTTTAGGTCATCAACGTTGGCGGCGCGAGCCAGCAGCTCTTGATGCTCAATCATGTATTCTCTGTTGCCGATACTCATAAGCTATCCTTTCTCAAATAATCATAAGAGCCAATATTCAGAAGGATTACGCCAGCAACTTCATCGGTTGTATGGCCTAATTTTTTCGCCACCTCACCAATACTTAAGCCCTCTCTAAAGGTATCAAGGATGCGTTGCCGCTGCTCTTGCGGCAATCCCTTTGCGACCTCAGTCCATGGCTTTGGTGTGGCCTTGAATTTCATTCGAGCCACAAAGAGTTGCGCCGATCTTTTACTCATTGGCAGTCCCCGATTGCTTCAAGGTTTGCTTTAATGAATTGCGCCGCAACTTGCGGGACAATCGCATTCCCATAGGCGCGCAGTTTAGATGCTCTTGCGGGTATCCCATGAGCCAGCAGACAAATTGAGGGTTCAATGAGCCTATGCTTTCCGTCTGGGCAGTCAATCCATGCACCGCCCTGCCAAGCAGGGAATTTACGGGGACGTTCTTGACTGATTCCGCAGTCCCGTCTTTCCAGTGCCTGGTTGTTGGTGTCGGCCACATCGCCTGATGGTGCATTGATTGCACTACATGCGCCAGTTGACTGCTGTGTTTCGCACGCTGCATCCAGCGGTAACTGTAATTTACCGCATCTGATGAGCGACTCGCATTTTCGTCTGCGCAATTCGGCGTGGGCCACATCGCTGGATGCACTTGTTCCCTCAGGTTCGCTGGTGCCGTCCTGCCCTTGCGCGTGGTGCTGAATTGCCTGTCCATCGCCTCCATACTGCGCGGCGGCAGGCAATCCATCGTGTTTGGCGTGGCCCACAAACCACAAGCGATTGCGCCTGTGCGGCGCACCGACACTGCAAGCTGGTAAAATAACCGCCCCTGTTTCGTACCCCGCTTTTTCCAGATCATTTGCGGCATCATCCCACCAGCCAAAGGTAACCGCTGCATCAACCTGTTCACCAAAAATGATTGGAGGTTTTGAGGCGGCAATGAGTCTTTGCCACTCTGGCCAGAGGTGTCGTTCATCTTTTTTCCCTTTTTGTTTCCCTGCGGTACTGAATGGCTGGCAAGGCGGTGAGCCGGTCCACAAGATCGCATCATCTGGAATGCCAGCTAAGCGGCACGCAATCGCCCATCCGCCTATGCCCGCGAAAAAGTGGCACTGCTTAAAGCCTATAATGTCATACGGTGAAACTTGCTGTATTGGCCGGGTATCAACTAAGCCATCGGGTATCTGGCCAGAGGCCATTAAATTCCTAAGCCACTCAGCGCAATACGGGTCTATTTCGTTATAATAGGCGGCCATAGTACCTATCAATCTTCTAGGCACTTAAAGATGTATAAATCGTATGCGTATTGCAAACCTAGCCAGTAACTAGGCGTTTTTCCTAAAGCTAAGCAAAAGCTACGCGCTGTAAACTTGGTTATTTTTTTATGCCCGCTTAAAATGGAATACAGGTTGCCAAGCGTTATTCCCGTACTAAAAGCAACCTCTTTAGGCCGCAAATTTAGCTGCTTCATTTCATCTTTAATAACGATACCCGGATGTGGTGTTGTCATAGCTCATGCCTATTTTTTTATTTTTCTTGAATAAACGTAATTTTCGGAAAGGCGCACTTGCTCCTCATCCTTGCATTCACATTTTTTGCGGTACTTTTCCTCTACTGCTAGGAAAAACTTTCGCGCAAACCCCGGCTCATGATTATCCTCCTCAGCATCGGAAAAGTTAAAATCTTTCAGGTACTGTTTGATTTTATCGTCTGGCAGAACCGTTTTCCCCTTGCCGGAAAATGAGACCAGCCATTCCAAGTGAGGCTCATCTTCTATTTTATCTCTAACAGGAGCTATGCTAGATATTGCGATAGAGGCATCTCTATCATGAATATATACGCATGATTCATAGTCAAGCTGTACTAAAGACCAAGGCGAGCCTTTAACGGGTATTCTTTGCATGTAAGCTCTCATACCAATCCTCTTTTTATGGTTGCCGCACTAGGATTTGAACCTAGAACGTACCCGTTATGAGCGGGGCGTGTTACCGTTACACCATACGGCATATTGTTTTATAAGCTGGTTTTAATTCCCGCCTCTTTAAGGGTTTTAGTTGCCAAATCGAGCCACACGTTAAAAGATTCTTTGAAGTGCGCCTCTGGCTGGAATGAGTCCTTATTGATGACAAGAGCTTGCACAACATTAACCATGTTGCGCTGAATCTTATTCAGGATTTCGACTGGTGTTTCGCCGCTGGTTACGCGCTGATTTTCTAGGATTAAGCGGTTTATCTCCGTAGCTATTTCTTCTAGAGAACGGCCTTTCCAAGAGACTTGATCTTGACTATTTTGGAAGTTCGCACCACTAACTAGAGGTTCAATATCCGTCCATAAATATGATATAAAATTTGGATTAATCCATTCACCAAATACATTTATAAGCATTGTGTTTTTCCTTTATTTTTTGAGTGATTTTGAAATTTCGCGCCAGTGTTTAGCCTCTTGTGGCTTGCCCAGCTGCTCATACTTGATGGCGATGTCGCTTGCTTCTATAGACCATTTTTCTTTAATTTTGTTGTATTTAACTTGGTCATTAGGGATTGCTTGCGTCATAACGGCTCCTCTTGTTTTGACACTTAAACTTTACGTTTAAACAGCCGCGCCGTCAATAACTATTTTGGGTTGCGCCACAGAAAACTGATTTTTTCTAGCTGCGCATCCACTCTTGCCTCAAAGAAGTTGCTTAAATCAGCGTTACTCTTTTCATTTTGATCTGTGTTCTTTTGTGATGCCCGCAGCATATTAACTTCCCAATAAAAATTCCAGAGAAGTTCCATGGTTTGGGCTGCCTCAGCTAAAGCAGCATTAGCAACGCCATCTTGCGTTACTACATCCTTAGAAAGAATTTCTAGCGCCTTTATAAGTATTGTAGGGTGTGTGTGTTTTATGTTTTCCATATGATCAGCCCATTGATGCTATAAAGAAAAAAACAGCAGTAATAGCCGCCGCCACTGAAAACGGCACAAGCTCAAAATAAGCAAGGGCTGCGCTTATCCAGAGAAAAACAAAGCTGATAACAAAAGCGCTTATAGCTATATTATCTGGTTTCTTTTGCGGCATATTTTTTAACCTTTCACTTTTTTAACAATGTCTTTTGCCATCGTTCGCATGTCGCTTATGTTTGAGCAATCATCATTAGCCAGTGCTTTAATAACTTCCCACATCTCTTTTAGAAGCTCTGGCGGCATGCTCTTTTTTGCCACCATATCCGGTGCTAGGTGCGCTATTTCAAGCTCTGGCATCGCAACCGGGAACCATTCCCCCGGCTCTGGCATATCAAACTTTGAAACAACACCTGTTGCCTGGTCAATGCGAAGGAAGCGCCCCGGAACACCAAAACGCTTTGCAGCCGTTGGCGAATAGGCTTCATATTTTACAAGCGCGGGCGCTTGCTCGACAAAAAACATAGTTCCATCTTGCGGCGCGGTTTCCGTTGGCTGGCCTAGTTCTTTTATAATCCACTGCTTTTTCATGCCTTGTCCTTTTCTAATATTTTAAATTCAATAGCCCAAACCCATGGGTTGGCGTTCCAGCTTTCAGCGCCGTAAATGTCATTCCATAAATTTCGGAATGCTTCTAAAGCCTGATCTGTGTCATAGCTTTCATCTTTAGGAACGATACCTTCAGCATCATAATCCCGTATAAGCATGTCATGCAGCCGCTGTACTTTTATATCTCGAATTTCAAGAGTTATACGCGATGCCCAGCGGGGCATAAATTGAGGCGGGCGAACCTTTGCATACCACAAGCTATCGGGGCGGTCTGCACGGTATAGAATGTCGCTATTTATTGGGACTTGGCTTGTCGGGCAACGATTATATTCTGCTAAAAACTGAAACGACTCTCGCACCCATAGCCTATCGCCCGGCTGGCCGTAAGGGCAAATATGCGCCGTTCTTTTCCCATATGGATTTTTTAAACTTGATTTCCATCCTTGCTGATACGCATTGGGAAATTCAGCGGGGGCAATATCATCAGCGGGTTGCGGATTAATAATTCGCCGCGTCTGTGTTTTCCTGCCTTGCAATATGGCGTTAACCATTGCGGCATTAAAATTTATTGGGCGCTCTTTCATGTCACATAACTTTCTTTAGTTCATAATAAACATCGCGGCAGGCGCGGACATCCGCCATCGCATCGTGCGCCCCATCAAACTCTTTACCAAAAAAGAACTTGTAAACCTCTTGTAGATTAGGGGATTTGTATTGCGTCATCCCTTTGGCGACCATCTTTTCCGTTGGCGGAATTTTCACAACGTTTGTGCTGTTCTGCATCGTGCAAAAGAGGTTTGAGAATAAAGGCCGCTTTGGCTGCAGCTGCATGTGTGCGCCCATGATCTCAATCATCAACACGTCAAAGCTGGCGTTATGCGCCACCACCGTGTGTGCCATCTCAGCCAAGCGATAAAAAAGCGACAAAGCCCCCTTTGCCGCTACCCCGTACTGCAGCGCTGCTGCCTGTGTTATCCCGTGAATCTTTGCCGCATCCTCTGGAATAATCCAGCCCTCTGGCTTGATAATCAAGTTAATCTCAGAGCGGATTTTGTCTTTATCCATTAGGATCGCGCCTATCTGGCAAACGTAAGGCTGATCTTGATGATCAAGGGGATTGCGCTTGTTTGGCAGTCCGGTTGTTTCGGTATCAAAGAACAGAATTGTCATGTTTTTCTCTTTCAATTATTGGCGGCAATTCCGCCCAATATTTAGGTTGATTGGCACGAATCCAGACCGCGCCCATCTTGTGGTGCAAATCCATATTCCAGAACGGTCCCTTCTTTCGGAAAAAAGGGTTTAAATCCCACTGGCCTACTACCCAGCCGATCCGGGGAAAAAGCAGCAGGATTCGTTTATTGCGCGGCGTTTCGCTATCTATAAGTTTAGGCATTTACGCCACCGTGCCGTTTTCGAGCCAGAGGGTTTTGCCACCGACCTTGCTAAGGTCTGGAGCCTCCTCGCGCTTAAGGATTGTTGCTGTTAAAAGCGCATTCTTGACCTTGGAGCGTAGCAGCTTAATCAGGCCGTTGCGCCCAGCGTTGTCTAGGATGTCGATGGCGTCAAAGACCAAGGGCAGATCGCCATCGTTCTTTTCGGCGACCTGTAGAATCACCCGCACCCGATATTGTTCTGAGGCGCTTAAGAATTCATAGCGGCGGCCATCGTAAGTGACGCTTAAATCCTCCTCCACAAAAACCTTTCTGTACCCCGATATCTGGCAAAGCTCAGCCAGCAGCGCGTTGTAACGTTCAAGCCCCTTTGATACCTTTTGCTTGCGGATACTCAAATCGCCATCCGCATCGAGATAAGCGGCAATATTAAGCGAGCGCTGTATCTTGTCCTGTATCTCTGTTGCGGCATGGTATTGCTTGATTAAATCCGCTGTTTTTAAGGCTTTTGTTGCCGCCTCAATAAGTGGGGCAGTGTCAATTTTTGAGCCATCCTGATTTTCGCTGATTCGCTTTAAAGCCTCTTTTGCTTCTCTGTAAACATTCAAAACCGGAACCCGTTCTTGCGCGGCCTGATCGTATGCCGCTTTCATGGATACCTTTTTCTGCTGTATCTGTGAGAATTTTAGGTTGCGTTCCTCTATCTGTTCTGGCGTCAATTCATCAGCCTTGCGCACTTTATCCGGTGCGCCGCTTGGTCCTTGATCAATGGCTATTTTGCCTGCGCAATGCGGGCATGCCCACCCGGTGCTGATCCACTTTTCCGCCTTCTTTTCCTCAGCGATGGCCTCGTTCCACTTTTTGCCCGCGCTATCGAGGCGAGCATCAATTTCGGCGAGCTGCTTTTCTAAGGATGTAACCATTGCGGCCTTTTGTTCATCACCCTCGCGTAAAATTCCGATACGCGAGTTCGCAATATCCGCATCACGCACTTGCTGCATAAGGGCTAAATATTGATCCCTGAAAACCGATTCCGGTTGCACGGCATCGGAATTGTTCAGGTCACTAGGTTGCCAGCCGTTGGCTTTTGCCGATCCCCATGCTTCCCCGGTGATAACGCGCCATTCTGTTTTTAAAGCCGTTGCCTGGTCTTTATAGAGCTTGCACGTTTCATCCCATGACGTATCAATAATGCGCTTCCAGAGCTTTTGCCGATTGCCCTGCTCCATGTTAGGGAACGCGGCAATAATGTCATCAAGGGTAGGCATCATTCCTGTTGATTCTAAAAGGTGCAGCACCCGCTGCGCCGTTGTCATGTTAATAAAATTCAGCTGCCCGGTGAGTAAGGGATAACTTGATGGCGGCGATTCCCCGTCTGTTACATATTCGCAGCTAGGATAGCTTAGGCTGGCTGTGCCGCCCTGATCCGATACGGTTATCACGGCCTTAGATTCACCATCCAGCACCAGCGATTCCGCTTCTTTTTTCTTTAGGTCAATCCCGGCGGGTTGCCACTGCCCACAAAGGACAGCGGCGACCGCCTGCGCAATACTGGTTTTTCCCTGGCCGTTATGCGCGGCCACCAAGGTTAACCCTTGCAAAGGTAGGGTTGCATTGCTGCAACCCCGAAAGTTTCTGATTTTTACTTGCATATTCTTATCCTTTTAAGATTTTTGCTTAGTTGAAAAGTTCATCGTCATCCGCAAAGCCTGCTGGCGTTGGCAGTGGTGCTTTTACTGCTGGCGCTGGCTCAGGTTGTTTTTGCGGCTGTTGCTGTGTTACTGGCGCTGGCTGCTCCACCTCTGTTTGTTGTTGTTCTGGCTCTTGATAAACTTCTAGTTTAACTGGCGCACTTGTCAACGCCTGTTTTTCAGTTTTCGCAACTTTATTTTCCACCGCCTTAGGCTTGCTGGTTTTCTTTTCCAGTTCCTCTTTTGTGAAAAAATAATCAATCTCAACAAAGCCGTCTTTGATGCTTTGATAGATGCGGCGCAGCTGCGCTAATTCTTGCGGCGACATGTTATCGCCTTTAATCTCATGCAAGATTCGCGCCTCAATCATGCCCTTGGTTACGCCTACTCCCTCAAATGCTTTTAGCATATCAGCGACCTGATCCGCGATGCTGCGCTTATCGCCTTTTTCCATGGTGCGGCGGCAAAGCTCCTCTGTTTTATCCTGCAAATCCTGCGGAATAATGGCTAATATGCAAGCCCGCACCGTGCGTTGTGCAAAGTTAATCACATGCTGGCGCACTTCATTAGGATCGGTGATTTTCTTAATGCTTCCCCCTGCCTTTCTCTCATGTTTAATAATGACTTGGCTGCGCCTACTGGTGTTGCGTTCCATATCCCATGCGTAGCAAACAGCCTCGCTTTCGTTATCGTCACTGCGCACCACATTAAATCCATAGTCGATATTCATGTACGCCGCCGCCATCATCTCAGCAGCTTTAATGCTAAGTCCTTCGACTCGTTCACCGCCGCGTGGCAAGCTGTAGATTGCGGATTTCGCAAAATCAAAGCGTGAGCAGTTGCCCTCGATTTCAGCGTTGATTTCGTGCAGCTGGATGCGCCGGGGGAACATTCGCGCCAGCTGTATCTTTGCTTTAATCTCTTGCAGCGTCCTTGTATCTTCTAGGGATGTTTGATGTTGCAAAATTCCCCCGTATCCCTGTTGTGGTGCAGGCGCTTGTAAATCCTGCATAACTTGTACTTCATTCGCCATATGGTTTCTCCTTTGCTGGCATGTGTTCGCGGCAAAAATTCGTGTTGTATGCCGGGCAGTATTTGGGACCGCACAACATACTTGACGGGTTTGCTATAAAAGCAAATTCAAGAGGCTGGCTTGCCGCCTTGCGTCTCTCAAACTCTTTGTGATCCGACATAAAGCGCCGGATCGTGGATGCCGCAGACTGTTCTGCTAGGGATGCATCATATTCTGTGTATTGCGCATGCGGCTGTGCCTTGGTGATACTCACACGCGGCAAGTAATCCACGGCCAGCAAGTCAACCGGGTAATTGTGTTTGCGCAGCATGTAGTGGTACGCGCCGATTTGTGGCAAGTGCATTTTAGCCTTTGCCCCGGTCTTTAAATCCCTGAGTGCGCTAGGGTGCGCGGCCATCAAATCGATAGTGCCTTTTAAAACGTACCCCACCGCGATGTTAACCGTCATCTTGTACTCAACCCGCACCGGGTTAATGCTGGGAGCAATGCCCCGCATATATTCCCCGACCATGCGCAGCGTTTGTTTTTCGGCGGTGTTACGGTTAGGGCTGGTGTCATCCCATAAGATGCCATCAGCAATGCCTGTGCTTAGCATATCAATCGCTTTTTCTTGCGTCTCTTTTAAAGGGGCAAGCGTGCCTGTATCAATCTTATAATCGAGCGTGTACTGCGCCCCGGTATGCACCGCCGTACCGACACTCGCGCCTATGACGCGGTTAGATTCGCGCAAGTTATAACCGCTTTCCTGAAGCTCTTTTTTAAGCATCTTTGCAGCAGCGCGGCGCGGGCAATCCGCGTACTCTGTTAAGCTGCTGGGGTGTATCTCTATGAGGTTCGACATGCCGGTTTTCTTAGGTTTTTATCCTTGCTTGTGTGTGTAAATACACTTACTGTTTCTGTCAATATAAATCTCATAAAAGGGAGCGCCGCATGGCAAAAATTGTAAAGCAAAAGGTGACTGTAAATCCTTTATCAGAATCAGAACGTACCGCTCATTTGGAATGGATAAACACCAAGATTGCCGCATCAAAAGTTTATAACGTATTGCCCATGGGAAAACCCCGCATGACGCAACGCGACCGCTGGAAAAAAAGATCCGTTGTGTTGCGGTATCATGCTTTTTGCGACCAGGTGCGCGAGCTGAAAATGGAAGTGCCAGCAAGCGGCGCACACATCATCTTTGTTTTGCCCATGCCGGATTCATGGCCGCAAAAAAAGAAGGCAGCAATGTTAAAAATGCCACACCAGCAAAAGCCCGATAAAGACAATATGGAAAAGGGCTTATTAGATGCGCTGTTAGGCGAGGATTCTCACATTTGGGATAGCCGCGTCACCAAAATCTGGGGGCATTCCGGGGCGATACTTATGGGGAAAATATAGGTTGACCCCCATTCTTTATGCTTTATTAATATGTGTAAATATCACATATTTAAAAAAGGAAAAAAAATGGCACGGCCTAAATTACCCTTCACAAAAGAGCGCGTTCACCTCAACATAAATCCGTTTCTTTTGAGTGCTTTAAAAATAGAAGCTCATGCTCAAAAGCGATCTATATCCGCGCATATAGAGTTGATGCTTGAAAACTATATCGCAATAACCCCACCAAATCATGATCCAGCTGTCCGCCACAATAGTTAGGCAAAAATCACTCTAAAAATGCCCACTCAATAAAAAAACGAGGCGATAATGTTACCCTACTATCCATTTTTCTGGGGCGATTATTCAAATAAAACGTTCGATTTAACAACCTATCAACATGGGGTCTACTTCCTTCTTTTAAGGCGAATTTATTCAAAAGGGGAACCCATCCCACACGAGCAACGCTATAGCATTGCTAAAGCATTGCTTGACCAAGAACGAAGCGATGTTGACTTTGTGCTTGCCGAATACTTCATCAAAAAAGGAGATGCGTGGACCAACAATCGCGCCATGGCGATTATCCGTGAGACCAATGCCAAGCATGAAAAGCGCGTAAAGGCTGGCGAGAAGGGCGGAAAAAAAGCAAAATCCACCGCCAAGCAAAGCTCAAGCAATGCTCAAGCAATGCTCAAGCAACCAGAACTAGAACCAGAACCATATATACACACTATTATAAATAATAGTGTGTGTGAGAGCGTGCGCGAGGCAGAGCCTGAAAACGCAGCAAAGCCCACCCCCACACTTTCCGCTTGCGCGGATAAAAAAAATAATTTAAAAAATGGTGGGGAAAAAGAAGGTAAATCAGATGGAAGCGCCGGAAACAAACGATCACACAGCGGTAAAGGATCAAGTTTGCCAGCCGATTGGCGACCTAGTGAAAAGTGCTTGGAATCCGCGAGTGGGATCGGCGTCACCCCTCAGCAGCTCAAGCTCTCAGAGCATCGATTCCGCGATCATTTCCTTAACCGAAAGGGCAAAGGGGAAACTTCAAACGACTGGGACGATACCTTCCTTGCCTGGTGCGCTGGTGATGCGCAGAAGCGAGCAGCCGCAACGGAACGAACTGGTGGTAACGCCGCAGCGGCTGGATCTGGAAATGCCGCTAACCAAAAGCGAGGCTATTTCGATACGATCCTTGCTGGATCGGCTAGAGTCGCTCAAAAGCAGCTTGCTAGGGCGCGGCAGGAACAGCTCGACAGAGGATTACTCAGTACGCCTAATTTTCCTGAATACCCCGTTGATATCATCACAGGACAAGACGGAACTGCTGAGGGCGGTAGCGAGGCCATCTGAGTTCAACGCAAATTATCATCTCACCCGGCTTTCATCTTTTAAAATCTTTCCAGATGGCGCTGCAAAGTGGGATACTTTTTTGGAGGTTATGTCGGAAGCCTGCACCGAATATCCTGAATTTGCCCTTTTCGAGACTGTACAGCACTTTTTGAAGTCGGACACTAGGGAGGATAAGCAGCGCCCCTTCTACCCTAACTCTACGGAGCTCCTAGAGGCAATGCGGGGCTATTCTAAACGGGTACTAGACCTATTCGAGCGCGTAGAGCGAAACGAGAGTGAATATAATCCACCCATCCCTGCCCGCTATGATGAATTCGATGCGCAGTACGTCTGTGACGTCTCAGGGAAAAATTGCCGCCCGATTATCCCCAAAGCATAATTAGATAAAATTAATCCTTGTAATTCAATTTTTTTCTTTGTACTAGCGATAGTATCTTAGGGAAAAATAAAATTGCAAATCCTAGATATTAATCATATATTGCGCCCCGATGATGGCAGCAAAAAACCAGCCGATCTAATGATTTTTCGGTATAAGACCTTTAACTTTATTGAGCATGACGAATTTCACGCCTGTTGCCGTATCCGCCGCGATTATCTTTTTTACATGATTGAGCAGCAGCACTTTGCAACGCAGCAGGCATTCGAGCGCAACAAGATGCGTTACTGGTGCAAGTACCGCGATGCACTGCAAGTCATCAACCCGGCAACGCAGCGAATGTTCACCGCGACCGTTCTTGACAATTTACCTGTAGGCAGGCCAGAACGATTCCCTAAAAAGCCTCCACCTGAGATGGCTGCATTCCGGTCCGCCTGCATAGAGCTTTTAAATTACTACAAAGAACTTGATAAAAATATTTCTTGCGTTCGCTTGACGCATATGTAAATACAAACATTATGACGAAAAAAAAGAAAGCGGCATCTAAAGCACCTCCACGAAAAAGACCCATCTTTACAAGCACAATCGACCCCGTGTTAGAAGAGGCTCTTGTTTCGCATTGCGAACGCGCAGGCAAAACTAAGGCGGATGTTATCGATACCGTTCTTTCTGATTTTTTGTTAGGTTCAACAAATGCCCTTGATGGAGTAAGACATGGCAAAATCTCAAAAAAACCACGACCCTTTCGCAGAAAACGACTCGGAACCCAAAAAGAAGACTAAGGCAGGCGTCTACGATAAAGGCACGCCAGAATACTCTGCAAAACACAATATCCACAATCCTGAATTGCTTTCTTTGGTGGAGCGCATGGAGCGCCTCAAAGAAGACCTGCAGGCCGTGAATGATGATATTAAGGAACTTGCCACGGAAGTGAAAAATCGCGGCTTTGACGTGCCGATTTTTAAAGAGGTTCTTAAATACCGCAAAGACTCAAAAGCCTATGAGGAGAAGATTGCACTTGTGGGGACCTACGTTGAAGGGATTGGCGAAAACTTTGAGATCCCCGGCTTTTATGAGCAGAGTCTGGCGCAAAAGGCGGATGATGAAATTAAGCGCAATGCTAAGGAAATCCACGATTCGTTTAAGGGTATCACCGCCGCTGGCGATGTCACTATTACGGCGGGCGATAAATCAGCAACACTAAAAAAAGAAGACTTTCATCAAACCGATGATGAAGTATTCAGCTAAGGTAGTATTTTAATTATGGCGAATAAAAAGAATAAAAATGCATCAATAGAAGGACTAAACCTTCCATTGCAGAAGGCATATAAAACTGAAATCGTGTATCGTGCGGTTGCCAGCCTTAAAGAGTACGATGGCAACCCGCGTGCGCACCCGGAAAAGCAAGTTATAGACTTGGCGCAAAGCATATCCCGCTTTGGATTTTATGCCCCTATCATCTTAGATGAAAGCGGCGTTTTAATTGCAGGGCATGGCCGCCTTGCCGCCGCTAGGTTTTTGAAGCTAGAGGAAGTGCCGACCGTTACCATCCCTGATTTATCAGAGGATGAAAAAATAGCGTTACGGATTGCCGATAACAAAATCGCTGAAAATTCCGAATGGTCTGTTGATGGCCTCATTCAAGAAATGGAAAAGTTGCGGGTAAAAGATTTTGATATGTCTTTGACCGGGTTTGATGCAGACGAAGTAAGCAAGCTGCTGCGCCCTATTGAGGATTTCACAAACTTTGCCGCCGATCCAGATGATGCCCCGGATGTTGAGCCGAATCCTGTAAGCGCACCGGGTGATGTGTGGATTCTTGGAGCGCACCGGGTGATGTGTGGATCTGCAACCGAGGCTATGGATGTTGATTGCCTCATGGCAGGCGATAAGGCTGCCATGTGTTTCACCGACCCGCCGTACAACGTGGATTATAAGGGCGCGGCTGGAAAGATTAAGAATGATGCGCTAGGGGATGCCTTTGGCGCTTTCCTGCAGGCCGCATGCGATAACATTGTAAAGCACACCGCTGGCGGAATCTATATCTGTATGGCAGATAGAGAATTACATTCTTTGCACAGTGCCTTTATTAAAAGCGGTGGAAAGTTTTCAGTATATTTAATGTGGATAAAAAACACTTTTGTTTTTGACCCTTGGGATTATCACACCCAACATGAGCCTATTTTATACGGAAAATCAAAAGAAATCCCTTCCCTCCCTGAAGAGGGGTCTGTTGCGTCATATAAAGAAGGATATGAAGCTATATTGTATGGATGGCCAGAAGGTATGCGCCACGTTTGGGAGGGAGGTAAAAAGCAATCAACTGTTTGGAAGCATGATAAGCCATCCAACAATAAAGTACATCCTACCATGAAACCAGTTGAGCTGGTAGAGCGTGCCATTCGTAACAGCAGCAAGCGCGACAATATCGTTCTGGATTTGTTTGGCGGTTCTGGATCGACACTCATTGCCGCTCAAAAGGCAGGCCGCCGCGCCTATCTCATGGAGATTGATACCCGCTTTGTTGACGTCATCATTCAACGCTGGCAAAATTTCACCGGGCAAAAAGCAATAAATAAGGATACGGGATTGTCTTATGACGACACCAGAAAACTTAGAAAAGCCGATTAAAAAAAAGCGAGCGAAGCTAAAAATTGACATATTCCGTCAAGAGTTAGTCAATGAGGCTTTAACTGGTAAACCTTTTATCCCTACCGAACAAATGCGGGCGGATGTCAAAACGATGGCCGCTTTAGGCATGCCTGAAAAAGCAATTGCAATCCTCACTAGAAACCCCGATACGGGTAAAAGTATTGATGTTGACACCCTTAAAAAGCACTTTGAAAATGAAATCATAGCTGGCGCGGCTAACTCTTATCGCAGCACGCTTATGAATCTTTTTCGGATTTCTCAGTCGAATGAAATAAACGCAACGGTTTTATCCGCTATAGAAAAGTTTCTAGCAAGAATGGAGCGGCGCTTTGCTGATCCAGAAGATTTAAGAACAGAGCAACCGCCTGCAACCTCTGTTACTGTGAATATTGATAACCGCAGCCAGATAGCTTTTACGGAGGAACAACTTTTTAAATTGTCAAAAGAGGATTTAAAAAAATTGCATGAAATCAGACAAAGAATCCCTAATGATCCAGAAGGTTCTTTATGAACGGAGCTTGCACGATTTCTATAAAGCCTCTTGGCGTTATATCGATCCTGCCCCTTTCACCGATGGCAGGCACTTTGAATGCATATGTGAACATTTAGAGGCAGTTGCCAAAGGCTCAATCAATCGCCTGCTTATCAATATTCAGCCCCGCGTTTCTAAATCAACGCTTTGCTCTGTTGCATTCCCCGCCTGGCTATGGACGCTTAACACCCCGTACTTTGACAACTGGAACAACGCCGGGGCTGATAAAAAAATCCTTTCTCTTTCTTTCGCGCACAGCTTAGCGACCCGCGATGCCCGGCGCTCTCGAAACTTGATAAATTCTAAATTTTATCAGCAGTTCTGGGGCAAAGATTTTAACCTGGTATCGGATCAGAACGCTAAGCATCGCTATGATAATAATCAGCAGGGCTTTCGTATGGCCACAACGCCGCTAGGGCAAGTCCTAGGCGAAGGGGGCGACCTCATTATCTTTGATGATCCGCACAAAGCATCGGATATCGGGAAAGAGGCGCACTGGGAGACGATTCGTTTTGTTCAAGAAACCTTGCCTAACCGCTTAAACTCAGAACAATCAGCTATTGTTGTCATCATGCAGCGCCTGCATGAAAAAGATGTTTCGGGCGTGCTTGCTGAAACAGGCGATTATACGCACGTATGCTTGCCCGCTGAATACGATCCTAACCATAAATTTCACTTCATAGGCGACTGGCGCAAGGAGCCTGGAGAACTGCTATGGCCGGAAAAATTCACCCGCGAAGCTCTCGACAAGCGTAAACGCGAAATGACGCAATACGCTATATCAGGGCAGCTGCAACAACTGCCTGTGCCGCGTGAGGGCGGTATGTTTAAGGCGGAATGGTTTAAGTTTATTGATGCCCTGCCCCATGAGGTTCGAGAGGAGGGCGCATGCGTTCGCTTATGATATGGCGTCAACAGAGGTGTCGAATAAGAACCGCGACCCCGATTTCACTGCAGGCGTTAAAATATGGGGACACAACGGCGCGTATTACATTGAGGATGTAGTCAAATTCCGCCTATCCGCCGCAGCAGTGGAGGCGCGGGTTCAAAGTGCCGCCGCTATGGATGGCCTAGATTGCTATATCCGCATGGAGCAAGAGGGCGGGTCATCGGGTAAAATATCTATTGACCATTATGCCCGCGAGGTGCTGCCTGATTACAATTTCAAAGGCATAAAAAGCACGGGTTCAAAGGAAAAACGCGCAGAACTCTTAGAGGCGCGGGCGCAGAACGGGAACGTTTATATTGTGCGTGCGCCTTGGAACGCAGCCTTTATTGAGGAGCTTACTTTATTCCCTAACGGCGCACATGACGACCAAGTTGACGCAGCGGCTGGCGCAATTAACGAACTTCCCGTTATAATGCGCAGGAACGACCGGGGCGCTATTGGCGTTCCTATGCAAGTAAAATAAGGGTTTGGTTATGGCTCAAAATAAAACACGCAAAGCGACACCCAGAGGCAAGGCAGCAGCCGGGGCTGTTGAAGCTGAAATTGGCAACACTGGATTGCCTAGCGTTGGCGGGCGGATTCAAGATGAATTTTTGGTAGAACTGCGCGGCGAACGAGGCCGCCGGGTATATCGTGAGATGGCCGATAATGATGATGCTGTTGGCGCAATCCTGCTGGCCATTGAGATGATGATTCGCTCTGTGCAGTATCGGTTTGACCCGATAGACCAATCAAGCGCCGCTATGGAAGCAAGGGACTGGATGCAGGCGGCAATCTTTGACGATATGTCACATACTTTTGAGGAGTTTATCACCGAGGCGCTATCGTTCTTGGTTTACGGGTGGGCGTATTTTGAAATAGTGCTCAAATTCCGCAATGGTGAAAACAAAGAAGATAAAGAAAAGAGCAGCAAGTTTGATGATAAGGCAATCGGAATTGCAAAAGTTGCTATGCGCGGCCAGCAGTCACTCGACCGCTGGGAGTTCAAGGAAGGCCGTCTAACCGGAATGTGGCAGCGGGCAATGCTTGGTAATGCAATGTGTTTTGTGCCTATTGAGCGCAGCATGCTCTTGCGCACAAAGAAAATCATGGATAACCCGGAAGGCCGCAGCATCCTGCGCAGCGCGTACCGGGCGTACTACTACAAGAAAAACATTCAGAATCAGGAAGCCATCGGGTTTGAGCGTGATTTGACGGGTATCCCTGTTGCTTATATCCCATCGGAAATC